ACGCCAATGTCCGGAGATACGGCGCTGTCTCGGCTCCTGGCCGCGCAAGGCCCGAGTGCCACGAGCGCGACCCTGCCGCCGCAGACGCTCGGTGGAGGCGGCCCGTGAACGGCTACGCGCCCACCACCACCTGCGTAGGCATGTGCCAACGGTGCCGGTCGCCGCTACTCGCGTCACTGGAAGTATGGAACGGCTTTCTCGTCTGCTCCGAGTGCAAGTTCCAGATGCGGCTCGTCTACGCACACCCTGAGGTTCCGGAGACGCGGCCCGTGCAGAGCGTGGAGTGGATCAGGCGGTGACCCAGGAAGAACTCTCCAAACTGAAGCAGGACACCGAGGAGCGACGCGACCGCCTCGCTCGGCAGTTTCATGACGACGTGGGCGCCGTGCTCGCCACTGGCGGGGGACGTCGGCTCTGGGTGCTCATCCGCTACGAGTTCTGTGGACTCGACAACGCGCCGCTCGACCGCATTCCGGGACTACGTGCCGTGGCGACCGCCCTAGACCGTGCCCTGCTCCCCTACCCGGAGATCGCCGCCTCAATCGTCGAGACGCGCGCCGACATCGACAAGTCCCAAGCCTTCTACCAGGCCGGAATGCACCGGCTGAAGGAGTCCATCAATGGCTGACCCGATTCCCTCCGCGACGCCCGGTGGCCCGATGCCTGGGCAGCCCGTGACCTCTCCGCCGCCCGCTCCTGCTGACGGTGCGCCTCCCGCCGAAGCGAAGCCCAGTCCGGAAATGGCGGAGTTCCTCAAGACCGGCCTCGACGGCAAGCCGCCTGAGCCGGGAACAGAAATCGACTTCACGGTGCCCGATTCTCTCAAGGAGTCGATGACCGACGACGTCAAGAAGGCGTTCATCAACCGCGCCAACGACATCGCCCGTCACGAGAACCTCAAGCCCTCGCAGGTGAGGGCAGTTCTCCAGGGGCTCGTGGAGCTCCAAGGAGACCTCACCGCCTCGGCCAGTTCCGAGGCGAACACCGCAGCAGAACGAGAAGCAGAAGAGATGGTGCTGTCGTGGAAGCGCGAGATTGCGCAGGACCCCCAGCTCGGAGGCCAGCGATACACATCGTCGATGGTCCTTGCGGAGGATGGGGCGCGCAGGCTCGGTGGCCACGTTGGAGCAGTCGCGTTCCTTCGGCATCTACGCGGCGAGGAAGTGATCCCCGGTCCGCTCCTGGTCCGGATGTTTCACCTCGCGGCCGCAACGATGAAGGAAGACCGCATCGCTGGCCTCGTCATGAAGAAGGGTCCGGAGTCCAAGACCCTCGGCGAGGCCCTCTACGGAACCTCCATGAAGCCGAAGAACGGCCAAAGGTAACCGATGTCGACCCTCACCGATACCGCATTTCCGAACCTCCTGAACGTCGCGCGGCGACTCGATCCCGACGGATCGATTGCCGCAATCGCCGAACTCCTGTCGAAGCTCGGCGACGATCTCGTCAACGACATTCCCTGGCAGGAGGGCAACCTCCCGACCGGGCACCGCATCACGGCGCGCACGGGCCTTCCCTCTCCGACGTGGCGCAAGCTCAACCAGGGTCTCGACCCCGTGAAGAGCACCACGACCCAGTATGACGAGACGTGCGGCATCCTCGAGGCCTGGTCCCGCGTCGATGTCGACGTGGCGAAGCTGAACGGCAACGAGGAAGCCTACCGCGCGTCGGAAGACCAGGCGTTCATCCAGTCCCTCCGTCAGCAGCTCGGCACGGCCTTCCTCTACGAGTCCGTGATCACGAACCCCGAGCGCATCCACGGTCTCACGCCGCGCTACGGCGGCACGACCGGCTACACGGCCTCCGGCTACACGCTCCGCCCGTTCGCGCAGTCCGGCGGCACGGCGGACAATCACTCGATCTGGCTCATCAACTGGGCTCCCCGCAAGGTCTACGGGATCTATCCCCGCGGCTCCGGCGTCGGTCTCCAGTACGACAACCTCGGCCAGGTCCCGACTCGAGACGCGAACAACAAGGAGTTCCTCGCCTACGTCAGCCGCTTCCAGTGGAAGTGCGGCCTCGCCGTCGAGGACTACCGCTACACGGTCCGATACCAGTGGGATCCCTCGGACTCCACGAACTACCCGGACTCGGGCAAGAACCTGTACTTGGGCCTCCAGCAGATGCTCGTCACCTGCTACGACATGGGCCAGGGTCAGGCGCGGTTCTACATGGACCGCACCTCGTTCGCGAAGCTCTCCGCCCAGCTCGCCTCGAACTCGGCGAACTTCCTCCAGTGGGTCACCACTGAGAGCGGCCGGCTCATTCCGGCCTTCCTCGGCGTTCCGATCCGGGTGACGGACCTGCTCGTCGCCGAATCGTTCATCTCGTAACCGGAAAGGAACCGACCCAATGGCCTTCATCGACAACCTGTTCGACTGGGGTTCGACGGCGATCTCGTCCTCGACTGCGGACACCGTGTCCGCGAACGTCATGGACTACGCCACGGCGTCCAACTACTTCGGCGGCCCCGTCTCGCTGAAGTTCAAGATCACCATGGCGCTCTCGGGCGCCACCGGTACCATCTCCGCTCGAGCGAGGTTCGTGGGCGCCGACAACGCGGCGCTCAGCACGAACCCTGAGATCCTCGCCGACACCGGCGTGGAGCTCAACCAGGACGACGGCGCCACGGCCCTCGTGGCGGCGAGCGTCGTCCGCCGGACGCTCATCCCCGGCGGCAGCATCGTGCCAAAGCGTTTCTATGGCTTCATCTTCACGCTCGGCGGCACGACTCCGTCGGCAACCTGCACGGTCGCCACCGTTCTCGACGACCAGACCTCCATGCCGTACGCGAAGGCGGCCACGCCGTAAGGAGAAACGAATGCGCTTCCTGTGCAAGGAAAACCGCTTTCTGCGCCAGGCTCACCAAGAGTTCCCGGAGTACGTCCTGGCCGATCCGGATCACCCCGCGCCCGTCGACATGCCTGACAACGTGAGGGTGTTCGATCACGCGCAGAAGAAGAAGGATCTCGAGGACGGCAAGGTCAAGGCGGACTCCGACTACTGGAGGACCGTTCCCTTCTCAGATCCGCGGCTCATCCCGTACACGCCCGAGACCGAGGAGAGGCCGCACCTCATCCCGGCGCACGCGGACCTGAAGCAGGAGCCGGTCCCGTCGGCAGCGAGGCTCCAGGGCCCGACGCCGACGGCGCCAAAGAAGAGCGGCAGGCTCGCGGACGCCTGAGCCGCGGCTCCCGGGATTCGCCGCCGCAGAAGGCCACCTCCCTCCGACTGCGGCGGCGGGTCTCGGTTCACAAAGTAGAGGGGAAACAATATGAGCCGCTCAGAGTACTGGCTGGACACCTGGGTCACGCAACTTCAGGGCGCCACAAAGTGTTCGACGGACCGCGGCGACAACAGCGTGACTCTCGTTGCCGGCACTGACGCGGCGATCCAGAAGTTCGCGACCGCGCTTGGCGCCAATCGCACCATCACGCTCTCGAAGGCACAGGCGTGGGACGGGGCGACGTTCACCATCGTGCGCACCGGACTCGGTGCCTTTACGCTCGACGTCGGTGGCCTCAAGACGCTGCCCAGTGCCACGGCCGCATGGGCAGAAGTCGCCTTCGATGGCGTGGCGCAGGCCTGGTACCTCGTGTCCCAGGGAGTGCTGTAAATGTCCTCCAGTCCCAGAGACGTGACGCTTCTCGGCGACAGCTCCCGCGTGCCGGTCCGACCCCGTCCGAACCCTGCGTACTGGTTCAAGCACGGGACCTCGGGCGGGTTCGTCCTGCGGTTCTTCTGCCCCCTCGTGGGCTAAGGATTCATGGCCCTTCCCCTGCCCAGGACCGGTAACGCGCTGTCCCTGCCGGCCGGGGAAGACCCGCTCCATTACCTGTCATTCGCGGACTTCAACGCGGTCTTAGACGCGCTGGCGGGGACGAGCGTCACCGGAAGCCCTATCGGCCTCGATCCTGCCCTCGTCACCGCCACCGGCTCCACGACCGCGAGGGCGCTTCGGGACGTCGCGGCGGATGTGAACGCGGCGGCCGATCAGGTGCGGGGACTCACTTCTCGCATCCAGATCCCGGAACGGCTCAACTACCCTCCGGTAACCTCGGGTACGTTGGCGCAGGACTTCCGAAGCGGCACCTTCACGGCCGACACAAACAATCAGACGACCGGCCTGACCATTACGCGCGACGCGACTCGCGGGGCCGCCAAGATATCGTGGACGAGCGCCGCGAACGGACAGCAAGGCGGGTTGAAGGCGACCGGGTCCTGGGACTTCTCGGCATCAACGCTTTTCGCTCTTGATCTCGGAGTCGATGCGGGTGAGCAGTTCACGCGCGTGTCCGTCTACCTCGCCTTTGATGTGTCGGGGTTCACGAACTATGCGTGGCTCGATCTGCCGAGCGGCAATTGGCCGAAGCCCGCCCGCTTCACGATTCCCTGGCTCAGGTCGGCCATGGCGGTCGTCGGAACACCCGCCTGGAACGCCGTGCGACGCATCGAGATCAGGCTCTATCACCAGGCCACGAACGCCGGGGCGGACACGTTCTACCTCTATGGTTTCTGGAGCGGCGTCGCGGCCAAAACCAAGGTTCTGATCCAATTCGATGATGGCGTGTCCAGCCAATACACTGAAGCGTTTTCGCGGATGAGTGCGGCTGGCATGGTGGGGTCTCTCAACGTGAACGGTAGTACCATCAACACGGCCAGCCATCTCACCCTATCCCAACTCTCGACGGTGTACGCCGCGGGCTGGGACATCGCGAACCACACCTGGGATCACATCAAGATGGCCCAGATGTTCACGGGCACCTACGGACCAACACAGACAGCGGGGGTCGCCACGGCGTCGGTGCCGGCGGCGGAGAGCCACGGACTCCTAGCAAACGGGAGCTTCACGCTCACCGACTGCGATTCTCCCGGCTGGAACGGGGTATGGACCGTGGCGACGGTAACGAATCCCCAGACATTCACCTTCGCGGTGCCGGCCGGACTCGAACCGAACGCCGGTAGCCGATGCGCCATGAGACCGCCGGGCGTGACCCTCGACGCGGTCCGGCAAAGCGTTCAGCTCCAAAAGGAATGGATGATCACGAACGGTTTCACGCGAGCCCTAGCGCACATGGCGTATCCGTACGGCTATAGCGACAGCGCGACGCGATCGATCCTTCGGGATGAGAAGGGTTTCAAGACCGGCCGTGGGGTGTCTTCATGGCCCCTCGGGACGAACGATTACAGCGTTTCTCGGCTCACCGGGATCGATCAGTCACTCGCCTTTGAACTGCCGGTCGTGCCCATCGCCTCGCCAACTACCGCCGCCGCGGTTCTCGCCCTCGTGGACACCGCCATTGCGAAGGGGAATGACGTCATTCTGCTCGGCCACAACATCACTTCTGGAGCGCCCACCGCGGGCTACGACATCACGACCACGGAATTCCAGTCGCTGATCGACGGTCTCGTTACGCGGCGCGATGCGGGATCTGTCGAGGTTGTGACAGTCTCGGATTGGTACGGTCGCCTATGATCGTCCTCCGCCACATCGAGCGGGAGCGCCCTGAATGACCACTCCAGCCACCGACCTGGACCTAGTGAACACGGCCCTCGCGAACCTGGGTCACACGGTCTATGTGACCGACCTCACGAACGACACGACCGTGGAAGCCAAGGCCGCTCGTCTCATGCTCGACGGCGACCGCGACCAAGCCCTCGGCATCCTCGCTGGACCCGGTGCCGGCTGGAAATGGGCTCAGAGGCGGCAGGTGCTGACCGCGCTGGCTGGACAGACGCACGAACGCTGGACGCAGTTCTACACGCCTCCCACCGACTGGGTCCCCGGAACCGGCTGGTTCTACATGGGCCATCCGAACCCGAATCCTGACGCCTATCCGGAGTGGGAAGCGGTGATGACTGCGGCCGGCACGGGCCGCTGTATTGCCTGCAACATGGAGCCGCTCGGTTCGCCGCAGACCGATCCGGTGTTCATCTACACGGCCCGAATCACGAACGTCGCTCTCTATCCCCAGGCGTTCGTCAATTACCTCTGTTGGATGCTGGCGGCGGACCTTGCCATGCCAGTGACGCGGGACCGAAAGCTACGGGAAAGCGCCATCAAGGAAACGGAACTCGCTCTCCGCGACGCCATCCGCTCCGAACTCGCAGGCATGCAGACCTACCAACCTCCACCGACGCCCTCAATCCGGGCGAGGAGATGAACCGATGGAAGTCGAACCAAAGCGCCGTCTAGGTTCAGTGAGAAGTGATGGCTCGACCGCGGCGCGCAAGGAAGAAGCGCTCCCGGTCATTCACACCGCGTGTGACTGTCCGACATATACGCTGTCCTTCTCCGTTGCCGCAACGGCAGCACTCGACATCTTCTCGCTCGTCGCCGGCACGAATAAGGTGCTCCGAGTGCGTAAGATCGTTCTCGTGAATCCTGGTGCCGCTACGGGCGCCATCATTGTCGATCTTCAACTCGGCACTGCGGCTGCCGTGGGTTCTGCCGGCGCAGCCGGGACCCCACAGCCGGTAGATCCCGTTGCTCGTGTGGCTGGCGTATCGGGCGGGCCCGATGGCGCATTCTCTGGCATTTCCGGAGCGGCAGCCCGAACGGGCGACACAACGCAGGCGGGATCCTTCGTTGCAACGCACGCGCCGCTCTGTAGCGTAAGCGTGCCAGCGGCCGCCGCCGGATTCACGCCACTTACCATTTACGATTCTCTCGACCCGACAGCGAAGGGACTAACGGTTGCCGGTGCTACCCAGCCTGCCGTTCTGAGAACCCCATCGGTCGGGGCCGGCGCGACTGGCCTTCGCGGCTACGTTCTGTTCACGGTTGATGACGCCTAGTGAGTGCGCGTTGAGTTACGGCGAGATTCCGAACACCCTGGCGAGCGTAAGCAGCACGGCGACCAGGACGGCGAAGAGGGCCACTGTGCCAGCGGCCTGCCTGAGGCCCGCCTTCCACGCCGGGGGACGGAGCTGCGGCGTCGCCTTAAGCACGGCCAACTCGCGTTTCGTCATCTCTAGCTCGATCGTCAGCCGCTCCACGTCTTTCCGCTCGTTCTCGAGCGCTTCCAACAGCGAGATCCCGGTCGTCATAGCCTGGAGGCCCTCCTTACCAACCGAAACCGACGCCAAGGGCGAGATTATGCCCGACGCTGTTGGCCTCGAATCCAATGCCGACAGCCTGCCAGATATGTCGGTACTCAGGTGGCAGGCCAAGTGCGCCCAAGAGATGAAGGCAGGCAGTGGCGACAAAAACGGAGTGGACAGTCAGCGCCTCTGGATGCTGGCCGAGTATTGGGTTGGTTTCGTACATCCTGGAGCCGCGAGTAGCAGCAAAGGTCTGCCGCCAGTCCATCGCAGTCAGGACAAGGAATGTACCCTCAAGCGCGGTGTCGCCCCAGGTCCACTGTTCTGGACCGTAGTTCTCGGCGCGTACGCTGAGCGGAATCGCAAGTACCAGCAGAATCACCAGAGCGGTTTTCATGCGCGGAGCGTAGCCTACAGTGCCTGACGTTCGCCAGCCCAGCTTTGCGAGCGGTGAGCTCAGCCCCAGCCTTTATGGGGCGAGTGATCTGCCCCAGTACGGGGCCGGCGCGCGAACTCTGAGGAATTTCCTCGTCTCCAAATATCGCACGGCACTGAATCGTCCCGGGACCATCTTCCTGCATGAGGTCAAGGACTCGACGAAGCTGACACGGCTTCTCCCGTTCAACTTCTCGTCCGATCAGGCGTACGCGGTCGAGGTCGGGAATCTCAACTTCCGGTTCACCAGGAATGATGGGACCCAGCTTCCAGCAGCGGGCTTGATGGCGTTCGGCCAAGGCGGGGAGAGGGCCAAGTCCACAGACAAGGGTACGACTTGGTCCACGCCGGGTGCCCTACCGTTTACGTTCGTAGCGGCAGCGTGCGAGGCGGCAAACGGCCGACTTATCATCGTCGGTAGTTCCGGAGGGTCGGGAGTCGCTGCCTACACCGACGATCTTGGCGTCACTTGGACCGGGCCCGTTTCCGTTCCGGTCAGTGCCGGCACGACCGTTTCAATGGTTGCGTATAATGGCAGGCGCGTCGTTGCCGGGTCGTTGTCGTCGATCGCCTATTCCGACGACAATGGGGTGACGTGGACGGCCGCTACTTCGCCTCCGGCCGCCATGAACCTTAGTTCCGTCGCGTGGGGTTTGGACCGTTGGGTTGTTGTCGGCTACAGCAGTCCCGGCACTCAGGCCCGTTACTCGTTTTCTTATGACGGCAACACGTGGGGGACAACTACGGCGATCGGGGACCTAGATTCTACCTATCCGACTAGTTCTCTGCTCTCCGTGTGTTATTGCGCCGGCCAGTTCCTCGCCGCAGGGAGGACGATCACTGCGAGCGTCAACGCCCTTGTTTGCCAGATAGGCGTGCTGTCGGCTAATTGGAAGTGGTCGACGGTGCTGGCTGGGGCAACCCTCTATGGAGTTGATACGGACGGAGTCACTGCCGTTGCGTCGGGGGGTAGCGGGACCTCAACTGGTATAGCCTATAAGTTCGATTCTGTTACCGCTGCCTGGTCCGCCGTACCTAGCGTTCCGGCTGGATACTCCTATTTCGCAGTGTCCTTCTCTAGGAACTATTGGGTGATGATCGGAGGCGACACCGGCGCTAACCACCGAGTATCCCGATGGGATGGTGCAGCTTGGACGGCTGATTCGACGATTGGGGTAGGGGGCTGGGTGGTGTTGGCCCATGGCAAGGGAACCGAGACCCAGGAGGTAGCGAGTCCCTATCCTACGGACGTCGTACGGGAACTCGCTACCGCGCAGAGCGGCGACATCGATACCATCTTTCATCCGAAGTTCCCACCGAAGGAGCTGCGTCGTTACGGCGAGTACGACTGGCGCATCATCGAGTGGTACAAGGCTCCGCCCACACGAACGGTCCAAGGTCTCGTCTTCGTCGGCAGCATCGATCAGACCGGAGACGCGACTCATCCGCCCAAGGAGTGGCAGTGGGTTGTTACCTGGGAGGATGAGCAGACCGGGCGCGAGTCGCTGGTGTCCGCTGCGCTCACTCCAGGCGGCTCGACGAAGGTGGCGCTCTACCCCGACAAGCCCCTATCGATTCGCTGGAACGTGATCGAGAAGGCGAGACGCTATTTCGTCTATCGCGGCCGGAACGGGGAGTTCGGGTACGTGGGCACGGTAGCTCAGCCGGTACTAGCTGCTGGCGCCTCGCCAACCACGGTGGACTTCCGCGACGATGCGGGCACACCCGTCTACACCGAGTCGCCTCCGCTCTGGACCAATCCCTTCCAGTCAGACCTCAGCTACCCGTCTTGCGGCTGCTACTTTGATGATCGGCTCGTGGTCGCGGGAAGCATGGTCCAGCCCAGCGCCATCAAGGGCTCGGCGGTCTCGGACTACTACAACTTCGACGACAAGTTCGTCACGACCGTCAACGACGCCTTCGAGTTCACCCTGGCAGCCCGGCGCTACGAGGAGACCCACTGGATCGTGCCTCACATGCAACTCGTGGTCGGCACCTCGGAGAGCGAGTGGATCGTGAGCGGCGCCGGAGGGGACGCGCTCTCCTCCGAGAGCGTCCTGGCGCGGTCGCGCTCGAACCTGGGTACGACCCGCGTTCAGCCGGTCGTGGTCGGGGACGGCATCATCCACATCCAGAACGGCGGCCAGGTGGTCCGCGAACTCGCCTTCACGGCCCAGGCTTTCACGCTCGAGCAAGCGCTTGGATGGGGTGGCCGAGACCTCTCGATCCTCTCTCAGCACCTCCTAGAAGGCCTTTCCATCGTGGACATGGCCTACCAGAAGGCGCCGCTCTCGGTCGTGTGGCTGGTCCGCTCGGATGGCGCGCTCCTCTCCCTGACCGTGAACCGCGAAGGCCAGATGTCGGCCTGGGCGCGGCACGATACGGGCGGCGATGTGGTCGAGGCGGTCACCGTCATCCCGAATGGCGCCGAAGATGTCCTCTTCCTCATCGTCAAACGGACCATTAACGGGGCCACGAAGCGCTACGTCGAGATGATGGCATCCCGGTTCCCGGCCTCGGTCTCGGTGGGCGTCTTCCTCGATTGCGCCAAGACTCAGACCATCGCGAGCTCCAACACCGTTTCCGGGCTCTCTCACCTCGAGGCTCGCACGGTGGGCGTCCTCGCCGATGGCACGTACCGGGGGACGTACACGGTCGCTTCCGGAGCGCTCACATTCACGGGGCCAGCGGCTACGATGGTGACGGTGGGTCTGCCGATCACTGCCGACTTCGAATCGCTCGACTACCCCGAGGGCAGGACGGGAAAGAAGATCGTTTCTCAAGTGGGCGTCGAGTACCGCCTGATGCCCTCCTTCGCGGACGCGAATCCGGTACCGACGGGCGTGACGGCTGCGGGAGTCCTAGCCGGCGGTGACCTCTCCCATCTCGGCGGCACTCGGAAGTTCTCGGACGCGCAAGAGAACGTCCTCTTCGTGCCGGTCGAATCGGGCTGGAACCCTGGGGGCCGCGTCACCATCCGCCACACTCAACCATTCCCGCTCGAAATCCGCGGGATCACGAGGGCGATCAGTGACTCGCGGTCCTGAGATCCGAGCGACGCTGTACGATCGGGAGTCTACGGTCGGTCAGGCGTCGTGCCCACCTCGGCAAAGGGGCGTAGCCATCCCAGACCCCGACACGACCGCCGCACTGCGGACAGTAGTACGTGACGAACAGTCTCACCGCACCCGCGTGTCCCCGAAGAGCGCACCACACTCTCGTGAAGACGGGAGTCACAGGAACTTCCCAGTCGTATCGGCCCCACGTTGCCATGTCCATCGTCCCCCAACGTCTGGGGAGTATAACGCATGAGCGTCGAGATCGTCCATGCCACGGCAGACCACGTGCGGGCGCTCTCCCTGCGCCCGATGGACGTCCAGACGTGCCGCCGGGCCGGGCACGTGGACGCAATGGGAGGCGTGCTCTGGTCGCTTGAACGCTCAGACGACGCCATCGCCTTCTTGGCGAACGATCGCGTCTTCTGTGTGGCGGGCGTGCTGACGATCGCGAACACGCCGCATTTGGCCCAACTCTGGTGCGCTACGAGCCCGGAGGCGCGGCGCTACGCCAAGACCCTATGTATCGTGGGGCGCCGGATGATCTGGCGCTGGCTCAAGGATTACGACGGCCTCATCGCCTGGGTCGACGCCCAGGACGAAGGGGCGCAGCGCTGGGTTCCGTGGCTGGGACTCGTCTTCGTTGAGGTCGAGTGGACCGCGCCCGGCGGAATCTTCCGCACTGCCGTCCTCGGGAGGGCCTGATGCCGGCTGCCGCGGTCGTCGCTAGCGTCGGGATCCAGGCCTACTCGCAGTATGAGGCTGGGCAGGAGAACGCCGCTGCGGCTCGCCGTAACGCCCAGCTAGCCGAGAATGCCGCCGCCGATGCTCTCCAGCGCGGAGAGCAGAAGGTGTGGATGCGCCGCATGGTCGGGCAGCGACGCATCGCTGCCCAGACCGTTGCCTACGCGCATGCCGGCGTGGATGTGCAGAGCGGCACGCCAGCCAAAGCGATCTCCGACACGGCGATGGTCTCGGAGCTCGACGCCCAAACTGAGCGGAACAACGCCTATCGGACGGCCTGGGGCTACCGGATGCACGCCGCGGCGCTGCGGTCGGCGGCGAGTGCTTCCGAACGGGCCGGGAATCTGGCGGCCATCGGTGCCCTCATCGGCGGGGCCGGGAAGATCGCAGGCATGCAGTCGACCGGACCGGGGCCGGACGTCAACAGCGGTTACGACAGCAGCGGTTTCGGCGGAGCCGGGGAGCCGCCCTAGATGCCCGACGTTCCCGCCACTCCACTGCCCGAGGCCCAGACCGAGGCCCTTCCGACCCCGTACGACACCCGCACGAGGTCTCCGGAGGAGTTCGGCGCGGCACTCGCGCACGGCGGCGAGCAACTCGCTACAGGGCTTGAGCAGTACCAGCTCCACGCTGACACGGTCGCCGTTCAGGAGGCCCAGACCACCTACAACGAGCACGTCCTTAACAAGGTCCACGGTGCCGTCGATCCACGCACCGGCCAGTTTGTCCCGGGCTACCGGCAGAAGGTCGGGCACGACGCCATCGACGCGACGGGGGACGTGCTCCAAGACCTCGAAGCGAAACGCACCGAGATCGCCGGCACGCTGAGCAACGGTCGACAGCAGAAGCTTTTCATGCAGCGCACCCGGCGGGACATGATCGGTGCGCAGCGAACGGTACTGGATCACGAAGGTCAGCAGATCAACTTCGTCGCCGATCAGGCATTCAAGACTTCGATCCAGGTGGCGGGGCAGACGGCGCTCGCGGCGTACGCGGACCCCGTCGAGCGGCAGCGTCAGATCGATGACATGGTCCCGTGGCTCAAGATCGAGGCCGAGCGGCGGGGCCTCAAGGGCACCGATGCGGGGGCCTTCGTCTCGAAGTGGCAGGGCGCCGTCGTCGAGGACGTGCTTAATCAGATCCTCGCCGACGAACAGCGGCCGGACCGCGCTGCCGATGCCAGGGCGTACTACGAGCAGAACAAGGGCCTTCTGCCTCCGGACAAGGCCGGTCACTTCCTCAAGGCCGTGCAGGCAGCCGGTGTCAGTGACATCGCCCGAACGGAAGCCGACCGGATCTGGGACGAGGCGAACGGGGATCCAGCCAAGCTCGCCGCTGCGGCCCGCGGTATCAAGAATACGACGGTCTTTGACGCGGTGGATCGGCGCCTCAAGCAGCGCGTCGCCGAAGACCACGCCATGCGTGTGGCGGCCGACTCGCCGCACGAGGCGCGGCTCGAGACCACCATCTACCAGAGCGGTGGCCTCGACCGGAATGCGAACGATTACCAGGCGCTTTCGGACGAGGGCAAGGCTCGCGTCGAGGCGAAGTACAGGGCCTCACTCCGGGCCGACAGTTCCGAGCAACGGCAGGCCGACCAAGAGGCTTACTGGACGTTCAAGGGCATGCCCCTTGGGAACCAGCAAGGTCAGGACCGCGTCTCCGTAGACGTCGACCACGATCCACGTTTCTCGGCCGTTTCACCGTCGATGCGCTCTCGAATCAAGTACGAGCAAGCGCAGTCACAGGCAGAGTGGGCAAAGGACAACGGCGTTGGCCGTGAGGCGTTCAAGGCCAAGGCGCGCCAGGTCGCGGACGAGATGGGCTGGCGAGGCTCGGAGGGCTTGGGAGCGGCGACGCCCCGAGCTCGGTTCATGCGCCAGATCGAGACGGCTTACGACTCATGGACCCAGGCGAACCCGGGGGCGAAGACCGTTCCTCCCGATGAGGCCGCGAAACTCGTCAGCAACGCTGTGCGCTACGGGGAAGTGCCTGGGATCGTCTTCTCCTCGAACAAGTACGCATGGCAGGCGTCGCAGGCTGGCGAAGCGGCGAAGTTCCAGCCGAAGACGGAGGCTCCCGAGACGGCGAAGGGCACCGCAGCCGTGCGCCGCGCTTTCGGTGTTACGCAACCGACTCCGACACCGACGCAACGGTCCGAAGCCCCGACCCCAGTCCAGTCCCAGGCCGACTATGACGCGCTTCCTTCTGGCGCCCTGTACGTGGGGCCGGACGGACAGACGCGGAGAAAGCGCTAGATGGCCGGCTGGCAAGACGATCCGGTTGTCGACGAGGCGCCCGACCCGGGTCCTGCCAAGCCGTCGTGGCAGGCCGATCCGGTCGTGTCTTCAGACCCGGCCTATCCCGGCGCCGACAACCTCGGCGTCTTCCCGATACCGCCGCCGAAGCCCACGGGAGATACCCTCCGCGCCTCATACCGTGCCGTTCAGGACGTGAATCCGGACGAACAGGGCAAGGTCATCCGCATCTCGCGGGACACGGGCATCCCGCCGGCCATCGTCCAGGCTGACCCGGATGGCGCCGCCAAGTCCCGTCCGCCGACGCAGCTCGAACTCCTGCCGTCACATGCCCCCTCCCTCGCCGCCCACGTGCAGCAGCCACAGAACATGGCGGCGGCGAAGGACGACCTCGCCAAGCTCTCGACGCTGGAATGGACCCTGACGGGCGGTCTCGTCACGGGCGCAGCCTGGGATGCGGAGCCGCTCAAGTATCAGCCTCCCGTCTGGCTCGAGGCGCTGCGGAAGGGCTGGTCGGGCGTTCGTCAAGGGCTTGAGAAGACGCGTCAGGAGCTCGGCCTTGACCCGTCGTGGACGCAGATCCTTTACCCGTTCTCGACGTCGGATCTGAGCGAGGCGCAACGGGCCGAACGCGCGGCGCCCGACGTGGTAGCGGCGGCGCGCGACCTCCAGGCCAGGAGCACGCTGGCGAAAGCGTGGGTCGGCGGTTTCCAGGCCGCTCCCTTCCTCGTCGGGAACGTTGCCGCCGCGGCAGGCGGCGGAGTGCCGGGAATGGTCGCCTTCAACACGGCGACCGTCTACGGCGAGAACGTCGAGCAGATCGGTCAAATCCAGGGGCCTAAGGGCGAGAGCGGAGCGTCGCCCGGCGGCAGGGCGCTCGCGACGGCCCTGTCCGTTGGTGAGGGCGCCATCTACTCGATCGGCCTCGGTCGCTTGGGCAAGACGTTGGCTGGACCCGTAGCGAAGCGCATCCCAGGCGAGATCGTCAATCGAGTGATGAGTTCGCCCGAGCTGGCCAAGACGATCGGAAAACTCGTCCTTCGCTTCGGCGAGGCGGAAGTCGAGGGCGCCGCGACGATGGCGGCGGCCTCTGCACTCCAGTCCGCAGGGCAGGAATTCGCCAAATCTAGAGTCGACGAGAACCACGACTTCGACACGACACCAGTTGTTGACCAGGCCGAACGGGCCTTCAAGCAGGGCCTGACGGACTTCGCCCTCATCTCTGCTTTCGGCGCTGCCCGTCGAGGCTTCTACGACCTCGGCATCTCACGGCTCTCAAGCCGTGAAGCGCAGACGCTCCGGGAGAGCGGCAAGGCGGTCAAGGACTCGAAGCTCGCGGATCGCGACCCGACCAGCGTCGAGGATCTGATCGCGCAGACGGCGCCAGGCCAGTCAGTCCTCGTCGACCGCGACGTCTGGAACCAGTACTGGCGCGAGAAGGGCACCGACCCCAGGGCGAAGGCAGCCGAGGTGGCTGGCGACGATGGGGCTTCTTTCGACCTCTCCGAACGCACTCAGTACCTCGCCCTGCCTCTGTCCAAGGCGCTCGTTCGCCTCGGGAAGACCGAGCACTGGCAAGCCCTTCTTCAGGACGCGAAACTCTCTCCGGAGGCGCGGACTCCGAATGAGGAGACCGCCGCACAGGCGGAGCGCAGCGCTCAAGCCACTTCATTGCCCGGGCAGATCCCAGAGGCGCCAGACTTCACCCTGTGGCGTCCCGGCGAAGGGCCTCCGCCGATTCCGCTAACGGAGCGTGAAGCTCCCAAGCCGCCTCTGGAGCCGCAGGGGCCGCACTCGGATCTCCCCAGTCCGCTAGCCCGTCAACTCTATCCCGAACTCTGGAAGGCCCCGGAGGAGAGCGCCCTCGTTCGGAAACTCTACCCCGACATTGATCGACGCGTGGCTCAGTCGGCAATCGCATACGCCGAGGCCACGGCTGGACTGGGAGAGCCGACGAAGGCCGTTCTAGCGGCGGCCGAACCCAAAGATCGAGAGCGCCTCGTCCAGGCCGAAGCGGACAAGTACCATGAGACGCTCCGCCGTACGCTCGTGACCGTGGCGAGCGACTCTTCTCCTCCGGATCGAGTGCGCGAGGCCGTCCGGAAGGAGATCGAGACGCAACTCGACGCTGAGCCCGTGCGGCGCCTCGCCGACTACCTCTCACGACCGAAGGCCCCGGAGGCGGGGATCGTAGAGGCGTCACTCGGCCGGCTCGACCCGACGCTTCTCGATGAGCACGGCCAACCCTTCCGGCTCGACCGGAAGACGCTCGTTGAGGACTACGGACCGGACATTGTGAAGCAACTCCCGCGAGGCGCCACGGTCGAGAAGGGGGGCGCACCAGCGGATTTCCTCGCCAGCCGTTTCGGTTTCCCCGATGCCGCCTCGATGATCGACGCCCTGCGCACCATGGGCGATCGCGAGGCGACCGTCGAAGCTCGCGTTCAGGACCGGCTGCATGAACTCTACCCCGCGGTAGCCGAGAATCCTGCGGCCGTGGTCCAGGCTGCCATCGACGCCGAGCATTCTCCGAAGGCAGTTGAGGCGGCGCTAGAGGGCGCTCGCCTCCTTGTTCGCCAGGTGGATCCTTCTCTCGGGGACCGTCTCAAGGTCATGGAGAACGCTGCGGTTCGCAAGCAGACCGCGGATCGGCTCATCTCCACGAACCGTGTGGCCGATGCCCTGCCGGAGCGCTTCCTCCAGGCAGAGCGGAAGTACGCGAAGGAGGCCCTTGAACTCACCGCCAAGGCACTTGGCAAGAATGAGGCTCGAGCGAAGGAGTACGCCGCGCAGGCCATGGACGCTCGCGACGCCCAACTCCTCAACATGGAACTGTATCGGGCGGCCCGTGACGCGAGGAAAGAGAGTGCTGGAGCCGTCGAATACCTAGCCTCAATGACGAGGTCCGATGCGCGCAAGGAGCTCGGGAAAGCGACATCCTCTGAAGTCGGCCCGGACGGCAAGACCTACGTCACACAGCCGTATCTCGACCGGATGGACGATCTTTTGGGTTGGATCGATCTCCGAAAGAGCGGCGCGCAGACGGACCGGGCCAAGCGGTTCGGTGAGTGGCTCGATGCCCAGCCTCCGGATGCACAGGAGGACATCAGGTCTCGCGTATCGCCCTCACTCATCGCCGGCCTCGACAAGACGACCAACTGGCGCGACCTCACGGTGCAGGATCTCCGGGACCTTCGCGCTGCGGCCGAAACGATCGAGGCGCAGGCCAAGCTCAAGTCGAAGTTGCGTTCCGGCGTCGAGGAACGCGACCGGGAGATCGTGATCCACCAAGCCGTTTCGGAGATCCGGGCCCGATCGACGGGCGGCGAAGTCACCCGCTTGCCGCGCACCGAGGGCGTGCTCCCAAGGATCGGGGCCTTTGTCAGGGACGTCCGTGTGAAGTGGCTCCAGCGTCCCGAGGAGACCTACCGTCAACTTGGCCCGACCATGCAGAAGTACGGATACGACGCGATCTCGGACGCGGACGTGAAATACCGCCAATTAGTCCGCGACGTCACCGTTCCCATCATGAAGGAGATCGAGGGCCTCCCGCGTAGCGAAAGGAAGGCGTTGCGCCAGAAGATCACCATCGGGGATATGAGGCTCGATGGCGAAGCGGCTCTAGCTGTCGCCCTGCACCACGGGAATGAATCCAACGAGTACAAGCTTCTCGCTGGCGAAGCGAAGATGGCGGGACGATTCGAGCGCGGCAACGGCCTCACGCCTGACGCTGTCGATCAGGTTCTCAAGTGGGTGGATCAGAAGCGATCGCGCTGGGAACTCGTTCAGCGCGTATGGAATCAGCTGTCCTCGAAGTGGCAAGAGATGGCGGACATCGAAAAGGCGCACACGGGTCTCGCGCCGCCCAAGATCGAGCCGAAGCCGTTTACGAGAACGCTTGCGGACGGAACGACCATCGACCTCCAAGGCGGCTACTACCCGATGGTCTACGACTTCCGGTTCTCGACCGCCGGACAGCGCACTGGCGAGGGCATCGAGTCGGGACTTCAGGCGATGGCCTTCCTCGGAGAGCGGGCCGTCACGCCTCAGGGCCATCTCCAGGCCCGCATCGAGACGTTTGCCCGTCCGGTGGACCTTTCTCTCGCTGCCCTTCCCCGCCATGTAACGGAATCAATGAAGGATCTCGCCATGCGGGACCTACTCATCTCCGTGCGGGACCTACTCACGGACGGACGGGTGCGGGACGCGATTCAAGACACACTGGGACCGGCGGCGTACAGCTCCCTGTTGCAACACTGGCGAGAGCGGGCGAACGAGGCGGCGATCGCTCGTGGCAATTGGCGCCTTCTCACCCGCGTTCGCTCGGCCGCGGCGGGTGGTTCCATCGCCTGGAACATCCCAGTTGCCGCACAGCACATCACCAACATCATTCCGACTTGGGACCGAGTGCCGGCGAAGTATCTTGCGCCCGCAATCGCTGAGTTCGGGGCGAAGCGCTGGAGCCTTCTCGAAGACACGATCTATCCGCTCTCGTCCTACATGTACGAACGGATCCATGAGGGCGATCCGACCATTCGTAGATCGCTCGCCGAGCTCACTGGCAAGCAGAGCAAGATCGAGAGCCTGTCCGAGGACATCCGCGAAGTAGGGATGCTCCCGATTCACATCATCACGGGCGCCTCTGCCGCAGCCGGCTGGAAGGGCGCCTATGACCACGCCATCGCGCCGAAGGAGCAGGGTGGCCTTGACCTCTTGGCCGGCAAGGACGGACCGGCCGCCCACTACGCTGACAGCATCGTGCGTCAGACGCAGACGTCGTACAGGTCGATGGATCGCTCTCTCGTCGAGCGGAACCCAATGACTAAGCCTTTCACGATGTTCTACGGGTTCATCTCGTCGCAGTTGAACATGCTTATCTCGGCGCACGCGGACGCCCGTCTCCAGTGGCACCAGGGGTTCCGCTCGGATGCCATCAGGCGGATCGCCAAGAGCTACGGCATCGTGATGGCGACGGGCGTGCTGGCGGAGGCGCTCGTCGGACAGGGACCGTCGCCGGACGAGGAAACGGGCGACGTCGGGCCTATGGACTGGGCCAAATGGGTTCCCGAATCGGCGCTCATGTACCTACCGTCGCTGCTGCCTTTCGGTCGCTCGGCAATGAACGCGGCCACTGGCAAGCAGGGCCGCGATATGTCCTTCACGCCCTGGATGCACGTTGGCCAAGCCGCGGTGAACACCGTACGCGATGTCAAGAAGGCCGCCTCTGATGAGGCGGTGGGCGACGAGGTCTACAAGGCCGGGCTCGAAGCGCTCTCCACCTTCGGTTGGTGGTACGGCCTGCCCGTCACGCAACTCCGACGCACCGGAGACTACTGGCTCGACATCTCGCCAGAGGGACCGATTCAGTCCCAAGAGTCGGAACAGGCTAGCGCGCCTGAAGCCCTCTACGGCACGCTGTACGGTCCGAAGCGTCCTGGCCGAATGGGCGTCTCCATCTTCGGTCCTGAGCGATGAGACGGCACCGGGACATATCGGCCCTCGCCACCATCTCGCCAGCGCGCAGTCGCGTCGAGGCGGCCGTGCGTCTCCAGAAACAGGCCGAAACCGATCTCCTCCAGTACCGGGTGTCTCGGTCCATTGTCCCTGTCTCGGCGGACCGGGGAGACAGCTCCCAGACATTGACGGTGGGGACTGACTCTCAGATCCAACGCTGGGCTACGGCCCTGACGGCAAATCGCACAGTCACGCTCTCGACGACCGGAGCGACGAACGGGGATTGGTTTCGTGTTGTGCGAACGGGACTTGGTGCTTTCACGCTGGACGTTGGGGGTCTCAAGACCATCCCCAACGCTACCGCTGCGGCCGTGGATGTCGCCTATGACGGTACCGCATGGAGACTCACCGATTATGGCCTCCTATGATTGACGGGCTCTTTCGTGCTGCCGGCACCTCGGCTGCCCTCATGGCTTCCTCCTTCGCGGCGCTGGAGCTCAGCCCGGAAGAACATGCCGGGAACATCTCGACGATTGTACTCGTGGCGGGGGGAGTAGGGGCCGTCATCGCAGGACTATCGTGGCTCGATCGGCGCATCGAAGGAAAGATCAGGAAACACGCGGAGGAAGAGCAGCGGCTAGACGACCTACGCCAGAGAGAACTGCTCGCCCACGTCAGCCAGTTACTCGCAGAAAACAGGAGAGTCCCATGAAACTGCCCGCTTTCATGTCGCAGAAGGACGTCACGCTGAACGCCGGTTGGCTCTATCTCGGAGGCTTGGTCCTCTTCGTCCTCGGGGCGATCGTCGGTCGCGCACTCTAGGTGGCAACTATGATGCGCGCCTCTGAGCATTTCTCGTTCGCGGAACTCACCGTCACGGATCATCGTGAGTTTCTGATGGAGCAAGACGCGGCCCCTCCGCAAATCCGCGCCAACCTTGTCCGGCTCGCGACGGATCTACTGGAGCCAGCACGGGGGTTCATCGGGCCGCTGCACGTCAATAGCGGATATCGATGCCCAGGCCTCAACACTGCAATCGGTGGCTCGAAGACGAGTGCTCACATGGAGGGGTTAGCGGCGGACGTACTCCCGCTGGATATGGATCTTCGGGATGCGTATCAACGGCTCGCCACCAGCGGCCTGCCGTTCGACCAACTGATCTTTGAGTTCTCTCGGTGGATTCATATCGGTGCGCCAACTCATGCGCACGTGCCGCGGTTGCAGCGCTTGGCGATCTACGAACCGGGTCAGTACATCGTCTGGACCTCAGACGATCCCCGTTTCCGAGGTGTCGCATGACCAGACTCTTCGTCGTTGCTGTGCTTCTCCTCGTCGGTGGCGCGAATGCCGCCGTTCCCTGCCCGAATCCATCGCGCTCCCAGGCCGCCGTGGACGCCTTCAAGGCCGCATGGTCGGCTGCGCACGGCGCGCCTTGCCCGAGCACGTGCCGGACGTACATCCGCATGGGCCGCGCGTTCGTCATGTACGAGCGGTGCGGAGCCTGCGAGGTGGACCACTTGTGCCCGATCGCCTGCTGCGGCGCCGACACGCCCGCGAACATGCATTGGATGGATAAGAAGGCGAATCGCGCAAAGGGCGCGGACTGTACGGCGTGCCCGGTGACTCCATGATCCCGCTCATCCGATCATTCGTTCTCGAACTTCTCTACTCGCCCGAGGCGGCGCGGGTGTGGTTTCGCTCCTTCCTTGCCTGGGCTTCCGGGGTCGGCGCACAGGTTGTGGCCGCTCCGCCCGGCGAGATCGCGAAGTGGACGCTCAAGGACTGGGTCATCCGTTGCGCCATCGCTGGCGTGCTCGGCTTTGCGCTCATGCTCAAGGCTGGCGAGAAGAACGCCAAGGGCGGCCTAACGCCACTGGAGCCGAAATGACGCGCTACCTGTACGAAGCAGGTGCAGTGCTCGCCGCGCTCGTCGTGGGGACGGTGGGCGGCCGCTTCTCCGCTCCAATCAAGACCGTCGAGAAGACCATCACTATCGAGAAGACGGTCCGCGACGAGGAGGCCATCGCTCGGGCCGTGGCTGACGCGAGGGCTCAATGGTCGAAGGAAGTGCAGGACCACACGGTCACTCGCACCATCTACAAGGAAGGCAAGATCGTCGAGAAGGTCGTCTTTGTGGACCGCGACACGAGGTCCGAAGGATCAAAGACGACCACGAGCGAGGTCGATACCAAGATCACGACCCACGAGGAAGCGACCAAGACCGTGGAGAAGGAAAAGGTCACCGAGACCGGCCGTCCGCGCCTCGCCGTGGGCGCTTCCCTTCCTCCCCGCTACCCTGTGTCACTCAAGGCCGTAGCACCGGAGCTGGATGTGCGTCTCCTCGGGTCCGTGTGGCTCGGGGCGCGCTACGTCCACACCGACGAGACACCATTCCGTGTCGCGCTGCGCTTCGAGTTCTGATGCCTCGCCAGTACAACATCCCGGCCCCGCGTCGCCAGGCACTCCGTACCGAGCTAGGCCGCGGCACGGACGAATCGCTCGGCTACTGGGCCAGGGCCGTAGGAGACACGATGCTCGTCACTGCTTCCGGAAGCACGACGCAGCGCCAACTCAACGACCGTTTCGCCGACGTGGTGAACGTCAAGGACTACGGGGCCATGGCAGACGGCGTCACCGACGACAGGGCGGCGATTGCCGCGGCCATCGCGGTGGCGTCCGCTTCGGGCGGCCGGGTCTACTTCCCGCCCGGCACCTATCTCGTGGGCTCTGCCTTTACGATCCCGTCGAGTGTGATCCTCCAGGGCGCAGGGAAGGAGCGAACGACGCTCAAGCGTGGCTTTACCGGCGACCTCATCACGTCTCAGGCGTCGTTCTCCGCCCTCTACGACCTCACGATCGACGGGGATACGGCGACGCGGGGCGCGGGGCGCGGAATCATCGTTGCCGCCTCGTCGTCCTCGCAGGCGCACGTCAACGTGGTGGTGAAGAACTTCGTAGAGGCGGCGCTTGAGTTCGGTACGGACGGCGGTAGCAACTTCGTCTCTCTCGCGTCGAAATACTACACTACCGGAACCGTGGGCGTGGTCGCGGCCGTGAAAGGCGGCGCGACGACCAGCGCCGTTCCCCGTTCATTCTTCGGTACAGCCTCGGATGGCTGCACCCTCTTCGACTTCGGGCAGGCGAATCATTGGTACGCGTCGGGCTTCTTCACGAACGGGCTCATCTTCTCCGACAATACGGCATTCAACGTGGAGCTGCGCCAGTTCCGGGCCGGGAGTCTCGGGGGGACGATCACCGTCAAGGGAAACTCGCATTATTTCTCGGGCGTCTCGTCCGTTGCGTGGATCCTCGACTCGTCGGTTACCGCCTCGTTCGTGGACGTGCAGGCGCCGAATTGGGACATCACCGACAACGGCACGAACAACAGCGTCTCTCAAATCACGGGTGGCGGCGGGTGGACCCCGACCTGGACCGCGGCAACGAGCGGTACGCCCGCGGTGGGCACCGGAGGCTCGCTCACTGGTCGTTACTCACGGCGCGGCGCCTGGGTGCGGATAGAGATCGCCCTCTCTCTCGGTACTGGTTTCGCCACGGGGACCGGGTCGTGGGAGTTCTCGATTCCGGCGGCGGCACACAGTGTCAACCCGGTCCAGGTGTGCGGTACGGCCTACATGGCCAACGCCGCTGGCAAGGGGGCGGTGGGGGCAGTTCAGATCGCGACCGGCGCGTCGGTGTTACGGGTCAAGACGGCGCTGACGGACGGCACGTTCGGCACCGTCGATGCTGGCTCGTTCGGTCCCTTCACCTGGGACGCTGGCTCGACGCTGCGGCTCTCGTGCGAGTACCGCGTGCCGTGACCCGCCTCCCCATCCCCCGCCGCCTCCGCATCCGCGGCCGCGTGTGGAGGGTCGAGATCGTCCCCGAGCCGCCTACCATCCGCGGCGTGCCCCACGCGGGCACCTGTGACCACCGGAGGCGTCGCATCGAGGTCTGGCGCGGTCTCCCTCGCTTCGAGCGCGAGGTCACCTTCGCCCATGAGCTCGGCCACGCACTCGTGGGACGGCCTCGGCCCGGGCAGCGCTCGGCCGAGGAGCGGGTGGTGGAGCGGCTGGCGGGGCCGCTGAGGGAGATGCTGTCACAACGGGGCGAGGCGTTAGGTGTCTAGGCCGTGTCAGTGGTGTGCACTAGACTCTGCCTATGGTCAAGCGTGTGTTCACGAATATCCCCTGGAAAATACGTGGCCGGACGGTCGGTTACATACGCGGCGGCACCTACTACATCTGGCGTACGGTTGCCGGTCGTCGCGTACGGTTGACCACGAGCTGCGTGACTGAGCAGGCCGCCCGGGCGGAGTACGAACGCTTCGAACTGAGTCCCAGTACCTATGTGAACCGGCTTGGCCGGCGGGCACTGCCGCTAGGATCGGATCCAGCACGTGCGGTCCAGCTCCGAAATAACCGTCTCGCTTTACGCTACAAGCTCACGTCCACCGACTACGATGCCCTTTTGGCGCTCCAGGACGGCCGGTGTGCCATCTGCGGCGCGCGGCCGACCGAAACCAAGCGCGGAGGCCTGGAGGTGGACCATTGCCACGCTACGGGCGTTGTGCGCGGTTTACTCTGCGGGCCATGCAACCGGGGTATCGGGAACCTTGGCGATTCACTTGACTTGCTCCGGAAAGCCGTGGCTTACATGGAGGCTGGACAGAGCAAGGGAGACACACTGATTCAGGGTGGGGGCAGACATCGAACAGTAAGGGGTTGATATCACGAACCTTGGGGGATCGTCTAACGGCAGGACGCCAGACTCTGGATCTTGTGACCATTAGCTAACCACACGTGGGATCTCGCTTGTCCTTCGTGTGGTTGTCTCCGCTTCGCTCAGTATTCTTCTCCGATGGGCTGGCTTCCGACACACCCGGCGCACACTGGGCATCGATGAACGGTCGCATGCCCTCGGCCTCAGGGTGGACGTAGCGGGCCGACTCGTCTCCGGCCCAGCCGGCCATGCCGCGGAGGTCGTGGGCCTTCACGCCGGCACGGGCAGCCCGCGTCAGGGCGTAGTGGCGTTGGTCGCGCCAAGTAAAATATGCAAGTTTAGCTTGTACCTGAGCCGCCCGGATGGCCTTGCGTGTGTTCTTGGGGAGGAGGGTGAATACGTCCTCGCCCTGGGCGGCGAGCGCCTCGCGGGCTCTGGGCGTGAGGAGCAGCCAGCGCTCGCGCTTGTTCTTCGTGAGCCCCCGGCCGTAGGAGCTGACGACGTGGAGAAGGTTGCCGCGGATGTCCTCGGGCCGGATCCTGCGAACCTCGGAGAGGCGGAGCCCAGTGTCAAGGCTCAGGGCCGCAGCTCGGCGGATCGTTTCGTTCGGGATCGCGGCGAGGAAGCGGACTAGGTCTTGGTCCGAGACCGGCGGCGGCGTCGCTCGGACTTCGGCGAAGCGCTTGAGGCGGGAGAAGGGGTTTTCAAGGGCATACCGACGATCAGGGTCCGATGCCCAACGGAAAAACCCCGAAGCCACCGCGCACAGTCGATTGACGGTGGGAGGAGCCAAGTCCCGATGTAACCACGCTCGTCGGCAAGCGTCAGCCCGATCTCGGTCAACTTGATCGACCCCCGTTTCAGCCCCGCCCAGATCCAGGATGATACGACTCCGGAACCAATGACCGCATGTGTAGTGCCACTTCTCTGACCAGACTGGCGGCCTGTGGGCGTCGAGGTACTGCGCGATCGCGTCGGCAAGGGCGATCCTCCTAGCTACGGGGAGTCCAGCTGATTCCTTGATCGCTTCGGCTTCTCGGGCGGAGAGGAAGAGCGTAGCCACTCGGCGGTCACTCGACTTGGTAGACTCGCGACGGAGCTCGCCACCGGCGTCGTGCCAGCGCGCCCACCAGTACGGGGACCCTTCGCGGCGGTAGAGTTTCCCCACTTGCCCTGTCCCTCGTTGCTCCGGATCCAGCCCTGCACCGTCTCAGGGTCCCAGCGCGGGAACATGCCCGGTGGGGTGGCTCGAGGGATGCGGCGTCCGAGACGGTAGGCTTGCGCCCGGGATACCTTGAAGTGGCGGGCCAGATCAAGGATGTCCCAGAGACCGCCGCTCGGCTCGGGCTGGAGGGCCGGGGAGGGCATCGCCTACTCGCGCGTCCTCGTGGACCGCCCGTGCGCCGTCCGACGCTTCGTCCGCCTCTCATCGCGCAGTGCGTCGGTGAGCCGCTCCGCCTCCATGATGAGACAGTCCTCCCAGCGGCGGTGCATGCCACAGGGCGAGGCCGTTTCGGGGTTGGCGCGGTGCACGTCGATGATGTTCGCGATCCTGATGGCTGACGCCTGGGACTCTCTCATCCGGCTCACGGCCGTCCCCTCCTTCCGGTGCGCCGCGCCCTCCGGTCCGCAAGTGCGAATGGTAGGGCAACAAGGAAAAGGAGAAGGCCCACGGCGCCGAGAACCAGTACGAATGCCCGCCCGTCTGTCATCGCTTCCCTCCTCGCGCCGCGCGCCCTCGCCGTTCGATGGCGCGCAGCAGCGATTCTCGGGCCCCCGCTTCGACGGCTCGGGGGTCTGCCCTCTGTTTCGGGATCTCTAATCCGGCGTTCATCAGGACAGTGTGCGCCGCGTAGAGATCATCTTGGTATCGCCGGATGGCGAGCCGCATATCATCCACGAGGCGCTCCCTGCTTCGTTGCCCGGCGCGAAATCCACGCTGATATGCGGTCGAACTGGAAACCGTCTTGCGGGTCTTCGTCATTGCCGTCTCCGCGCATTCCGTTTCTGCGCCTTCGAGATCACGTAGGCCGTCGCCTGGGCGTGCAGCTCCGCGTCGGCCATGTGACGCGCGGCCAGGAGGTCGACGCGGGGCGCCAGCGCCGCGGCAGGTCCGAGCGCGTCCGGCACTGGCGGGCGAGGCTCCGGCGCGCAGGCCACGAGGAGGGCGAGGGCGGCGGCGCGGGTCACTTCGGAGTCCATCGGAGCCCCTTCGGCGTGAGGCGGTAGGGCGCCTGCGCACTCCGTCCCGAGAGGCGCTCCAGGCGCGAGTAGGCGCGCATCAGAGCCTTGTCGGTCGGCGCCGCAAACTCGGGTGGCATCGCTTCGTTGAGCCACACGAGATGACGCCCCACCGCCTTCGCCATGGCGAGGAGGGCGCGCAGCCGCTCACGCGCGCGCCGGTAATTCGGAGGCGGAAGACGATCCTGCTGCGCTCCGGTCTCCCCGAACACGAGCCGCATCAGGTCGTCGTCCATCACTCCGCGCTTCACGGCGTCTCCCCCTTCGTCGGCGTAGGCGTCGAGGATCCCGGGTCATCGGCGGAGGACGAGAGCGAGGTGTCGCCGCTCCTGACCCCTAGCCGCCGAGTCGCCACCGCCTTGCGCGCCGCCATAGACCGCCGCAGGGCGGCAAGCCGGTCCGCCGGGCAGTCGTACATCGACATGACCTCCTGCTGAGTGAGCGCGGCCTCGAAATCGTCCGGCCCTACGATTTCCACGCTTACATCCGAGTTGCGTCCGAGCTTCTTGGAGAGAACGAGGGACAGCATCGGCATGTTCGCGCCCTGGTAGGTGAGCACGGAACGCAGATAGTCGACGTTGGATCCGAGGAGATAGGTGACGCGAGCGGCAACGGGCGGCGGCATACTTTTTAGCAACTCATCGCGGCGCGCCGAACGCCGCTGCGCGTCCGTTCCGTTCGATGTCCACCACCTTGCGCGTGTCGACGCCGCCTCCTGTCGAATGAATTCCACGACCTCGCGACCATAGGAGACAGTCACGATGAGGACGCTCGCCAGATCGAGATAGCAAGGAAGTCCGCGGACAAGTTGCGGAGTGATCGAATTGCAAAGGTCCATGGCGAAGGCATCGAACGAGCGCCCCTCCAGCGCGGACGCGGGCTTAGAATCGGACTTGTTGGCGGCGATCCGATCCCAGAGATCGCACACGAAGGCGTCGTCCGCGCCGGCCGTGCGAGCAGCATCGACGCACGAAGGGTCGAGGTCCACCGCGGTAATGTGAGACTTCGGCATGAGGCCGCGGATCGCCCCAATTTCACCCGCGGGTGCCCCTCCCGCGATCATGAGGATCTTCCACGGCGCGTGATGCACGCGGTCCCGTGCTCGGAGAAGAGAGCGGATCAGAAGCCAATGCTCGCCGCGTGCGACGCGCTTGCCGTCCGAAACGGTCGATGCGGTGAATGCTGCCATCAGTTCTCTCCTCTCTCGTTGCCCCCGTCGTGCGTCGGGGGCGCGGACGCCAGCGGGTGGCTGCACCCGCAGATGCCCTCCTGCACGCTGCCCTCGTTGATGAGGACGGGGCAGCAGTGCGGGTGCCCAGGGTGCTGGGGATGCTCGCATTGGGGACACAGCACACGCGGGGGCGCGGACGCCGGCACGGGGGCGGCGAACGGTGGCGAGGAGGCCCACGAACGTAGGAGCACGACTTCGGCGTACTGCTCGATCTCGGATCGGGGCGGTCCTTGGTCGCCGTCGGCCCACGCGCCGATGAGCACTTCGGCCGCTTGCCGGAGACCCGCCCTCCACCCCTCCTCGAAGCGGTCCGTCGCCTGCGCGTCCGGTGACGGCACGGGGGCAGCCGGACGCGTCATGTCCACGATGTCGAGCGCGATGGCGAGGCGCTGCACTACGTCCTGCCCGTGGAGCCGCTTCGCCAGCGCAGCCGCTTCGATGCGTAGTCCCTCCAGCGCGGCCAGCCTTGGCTCCGTCGCCTGCGCGTCTCGTGACGCCAGGGGGGCGGACGGGGCAGCGAGGGCGAGCAGCGCGTTCCCGGTTCGGCGCTCGAATTCGTCCGGTGAGATCGTCGCAGTCTGCCGCGCCTTCCATGCGCTCTGCACCTCATGAAGCGCCGAGAACACGCGATCGGCGGGCGCGTCCCGTGATGCTCGGGAGGCGCGCGCGGCTCGGACCTCGGAGATGAGGGCGTCGAAGTCGTCCGGGCTCACGTGCACCATCGCGCCACCGAACCTCGGTTCCCCCGCGATCCACTCTGCAAGTCCCGCGAGCCGTGCGTCCGTCAGTCGCCTATCGTCCGCCATGGTCGTCCCCCTTCGCTCCGCCGCCGTCGCCCCCGCCCGCGATGACCCTGAGGCGAGGGCGCGGCTTCTTCCTCGGCGGGCGCCCTTGCTCCATCGGCTGGAACCCGTGCCGCTCCGCGAAGCCGATGGCCCACGCGCGGGCCTCGGCGAGCGTCGCCACGTGCGGGGCGGAATCACGCGAGTCGCAGGTCAGGTTGAGCCACAGACGCCCGACGTTGAGACCGATCTCCCAGCCCCACGCGCCGTCGCGCCTGCGGCGACGGAACGTGAATGACTTGGGGGCGTTCCAGTCCACGGGCGGCAAGCCGAATGCACTCGCGACTTGGCCGAATGAGCGAGCGTGGTCCGCCAGCGTGGCGCCGAGCCCGCGGGGACCGAGGTTGCGGATCGTCACGTCTCGTCGCCCCCGCCCTGCGCCGCGCTCCGGGAGGCGGTCGATGAGCATTCATTCGGGCAAAAACACGTCAAGCACAGCACGCGCCTGCACCAGGGGCACCGTGTCACTGCCCGTAACGGCACCGGCTTGCCGCACACGACGCAGGGAGGACCCTTGGCTCTGCTCATGGCTTCTCCTCGCTCTCCGCGCTCCGGGAGGCGGGGCTCGTCTCCGGGGCGGATGCGGGCCAGCGCGCCAACAGACTGCCAGCACCGGAAACGGAGACGTGCTCTCCGGCGTGGCCCGGTGTCCGACAGCAGTGATGTTCACCATCGGGGCTGGCGTGCAGGCAAAGGGCGTCGAGGATAGAAGTAGTCCGCGCGTCCTCCAAGGCCACATCGCCCCCGCCCCTGGCCGTCGCGGGGCTCGTCTCCGGGGAGGCGGGCTCTGCCAGACGGAAGAACACGGGGATGCGCCAGTCGTCGGGGATGCTCACGCCCTCGCGCGACAAACAACCATCGGCGTCCACGCACAACGCACACGGGTCCTTCCCGTGATAAAGGCGATGCCAGGCGCGCATGGACGCGAGGGAGGAGAGGGCGCGTGCGAGTCGAGCGCGGAGATCCACCTCCGGGTCCCCGGGCGCCGCGTCTCCGGACGGGGGAGCGGCGAGGGCGGTGAGCGCATCACGGGCGCCCGTACACCAGCCGCAGCGACAGGGCGGCATGCCGGGGAGGACGTGCTGTTCCGCTGTCTGCTCGACGACGCGCCGCAGCCGCTCCTCCCGGGCCCGCGCCGACGCCAGGGCGGTCTCGGCGGACTCGGCAGCCCCGGATAAGCAGGCAATGCATTCACCGCAGCCCGTATCCGGTCCTCGTTGCTGGCAATCGCGCGCCTCGTCCCTCTCCCTCTCCGCCTTCTCGGCTCGCTCGCGGAGGGCCCGCACGATCTCCTCGGTGTCCTCCGGGCGCTTCTCGTCGTTGCCGAGAGCGGCCTGCCGGATCCTCACCGCCTGGGCGGCAAGATCGCGCTGACCTTGGAGTACCTCCTCCACTCTCCGCTCGGCGGTCTCGGCGCGCTTGCGCCACTCCTCTCGCCTTGTAGCGGCCTGAGCGTGGCGCTTGTGAGAGCGCCGGAGCTCTCGCGCGAGGCGGTCGCGCTCCGACTCGGCGGCCTCGGCGCGGGACCGCTCCTCGTTGGCGACGGTCTTGAGAATCTCCTGTGTCTCGTCGAGCCTCGCGTACTCCGGGGGCGGCGTCGCCTTCGGGGCGTCACTCATGGTCGGGTTCCTTAGTAGTGACCGGGGAGGCGAGAGCGCTTCGAAGGAGGGCGACTCGAAGTCTGTGACCGATATCCGCGAAGATGAATCGCTGATCGGCCTCCGCTTCACTTTCAGGATCCAGCGGCGGGTGATAGCCCTTCCGTTCGCAATCCACCGCGATTCGTTCGATCTCTTCCCAGAGGGCGCGTCGCCCCTCCTCGCGGGCCAGGGCGGCGCGGTTCCGGTGGAACTCCAGGGCCGCGCGGAGGTCGGAGAGGCGGGCAAGGAGGGCGGCGCGACGGCTACGATTTCCGTCCCCCGGAAACTTCGCTTCGTCGAGTGCAGCATCGACGAGGTCCGCGTCGCTCGGCTCCGCGGGGGCGGGGGGCGCGGGGGCGGCGAACCGATACTCACGCTCCATGCACCCCCAGCACAGTCCCGTAGGGAGCATCAGGAACGTCTGACCGCAGCCGCGACAGATCGGGTTGGGGTAGGGCGTCTCCGGCGCGGGCGCGGCAGCGGCGGGCGCCTGAAGCGGGCAATCCACGCCACCGTCCCGGTCGCGGCACTCCGGGCACGAGCACCACCACGCGATCTCCTCACCCTCCGGGCCGGTCGAGTGCAGGAGGCGATGTGGAGCCTTCCGGTCGCAGCGGTAGACGTGCGGATCGTCTTCGTCCGGGCCCATCGTCGCGGTGCAGGGTGCGGCGCGGGGCGTCTCCGGCGCGGGCGCGGCAACGCGCCGCTTTCGCACGATCTCGTCAACGCGCCGGTCCGCTTCTTCGTCTTCCCGGGGCGCCGCCGCGACGGGCGCAGCCCGCCGAGCCGTCGCCGCATTGGACTCGCATTCGAGGCACCACAGCGCTTCCTCACCGGTCAGGCCGTGAGGGCAGGTCTCGGGGGCGTCGCTCATCGGGGCTCCTCAGTATTCGATGGTGCAGAGAAAACCGCGACCACGCGCAGCGGCCCACTCGGCGGCGGTCTTGGTGGTCTCTCCAGCGTCATCGTCGCTGCCGGGTTCGGTGGGATTGCCCTGCACGTCGCAGTGGATGGAGATCGTTCCGGCCTCGTCCACCGGGGCCCACGCCTCGGGGTCCTGCTCGCCCATCCCGTACTCGTCCATGGCTTGCATCGCGTCTTCGATGCTCACCGCCACGCACCAATCGCTATCGTTCGTGAAGACGCGGAGGTCGCTCATCGGGGCTCCGGGGTCACGGGAGAGAGAAGGGCACGCGCAACGCGGATCGACCTCGCCCACTCGCATTCGCCGTAGCAGCAGCAATCACTGTTGCCGGGGTGGTCCTCCTCCAGGCAGATCGTCACGTCCTCCATGGCCGAGGCGAGCTCAATGTTGCGGGCCACGGAGCCGCGAAAGCGCTCCTCGGCGGCGTCTCGCTCGGCGCGCAGTCTCGCCACCTCCGCGGTCAGCGCGTCAATCTTGTCGCAGAGGGGGTGATTGCACGCCGAGCACCCGACCGTCTCATTCCTGCATGCGCAACCATTCATGGTCTCGTCCCCTCCGCCACGCGCTCCCCGCGGACCGCTCGCGCCTCTTCCACCTTCGCGATCTTGCGCTCTACCGCTTTCCGTGCCTCGGCATCGAGGGTAGAGGCCTGGGCGATCTGGGCGAGGGTGCCGAGGTCTCCCCGGTGCGCTCTCCTGTGGCAGTCCCAGCACAGCGGGAGAACGTTCCCCATTCGTTGGTGAGAGCGGCGCAGGCCGGCCCCCTCGACGTGGTGGAACTCCCAGGCGTTCCCAAGGTCCATCTTGCACGCGGCGCAGTGGCCCTCGTACTCGACGAAGACCGCCACGCGGAGCTTGGCGGTCCTATTGACGTGCTCCGCTCTGCTCTCCGCCTTGGCCCTCTTGCCCTCCCTGCGCTTCGGAGCGGTGCGCAGCAACTTCTTCCTGCGGACCTCCTCCTGGCGCGCCTGCTCCACGAGGAGCTGGGCGGGGGAGAGTCGGAGCTCGCGCGCGTTCATGCGGCCCTCCGGTTCGACTCAGGAACCCTCATGGCGCTCCACATCGCCGCCTCGTCCTTGATGTCCGCCTTGACCCAGCGTGCGTACTTCTTCGACCCCATCTCCTGCCTGGCCCTACAGCAGCACTCGAAGGGGCGCCGACCGGCGAAACCGCAGTGAGGGCAGGTCATGCGATCTCCTTCGGATCCCTCAGAACGTGATGTCCTGGGGCCACAGCGCATCCTCGACCTTTCGGGCTTCCTCTGGAGTCCACGTATGCGAGGGCTTCGGGAAACCGAAGATGCCGAGGACGGCGTTGTCCCACTTGCCCTTGGCTTCATGTATCCAGTCCGCCCACGCGCGGGCCCAGAGAACGGCGACATAGGGAGGCGGCACGGTAGGAGCGGGGGGCGAGGGGACGGCGAACGGCGCATCGGCATCACCTCCTCGTTGCTGCGTGTGAATCTCTGCGGCCGGGATTGACTCCACTTCGGTCTCGTCCAGCATTCCGAGGCCACAAAGAGAGAGCACCGCACGCCGCTTCGCCTTGGTGACGCACTTCATGAGCGCATTCGAGAGCGGTTCGCCAGCGAGGCCCTTGACCGGGAGCGCACCGATTTCCTCGGTCATCCGCCCGTCCTTCGCTTCCGCTCGAACGGTCACCACGCGGATCCCGTCCTCGGTGGCCTGCGAGACGATCGTCATGCGCACGCCATGCTTGGCCGCCAGTTGGTCGCTCGCCGCCTTCTGGGCGTATAGGACTTCCTTTCCATTGAGTCGCATGAAAGCGAAGGGCTGCGCACGAGGATCGAGACCCGCCGCCTCGCACCGCGCTTGGTAGTAAGCGACCTTCTGGGCCGGCGTGAGGCGCGAGCAATCACCGCCAGCGATGAGTTGCTGCATCGTCTCGGCATCGAGCGATGCGAGAGAGCCCGTCGGCGCCTGAATTGCTGCCACGGTCATGGCTTCACCAATCCTTCCTCCGGCACTTCCACCTTCACATAGGGCTCATCGATGTCTGGCTCCGCATCGCAGCCGGGCGGACATTCGCCGTGTTCTTTGAAGCGCCGCTGGAGTTCGACCATTTCAGGCTCGACCTTCATGCGGTAGAGGCCACTTTCGACAGGCTGGGTCACGAGCCACGCCCGGAGCGCATCAGGTTCCTTCACCACGAGTTTGCCGCCTCTGCGTCTCCATCCCAACGTTCCGTGCAGAAATGTTCGGGACTTCTTCTTGCCACCACCGAGCAATGTCGCCTTGTGTGTCTCGGCGTACTCAAGGAGTTTGTACCGGAAGTACCCGAGTCCCCGCGCGATGCGTTCCTTGAGTGAGGCAGCGCGCGCGTCAATTCGTTCCTTCGCCTTCTGGGCTTGCTCGTCGATGCTATCCGCTTCCGCCTGGAGCTCGGCCATGCGCGCGAGGGCCCAGTCCGCTGACGTAATGGTCTCGATCTTCCAGGGGCCGCGGACCTCGGGATTCTCCGTGTCCTCGTAACTGTCGAGGTCGGGCGGAGGCGGTCCTGCCCTGAGAGGCGAAGCCGGGGCCAGCGCTTCGGCCGTGGCGATGATCTTGTTTATGTCCATGGCATTCTCCTCATCCATCCCGGCCGCAGATCCCCTCGGAGCCAATCCCCGAGGGGACCCGCAGGCCGTCTCAGCCCTGATCGCCATCGGGCTGAGGGATCCGTTCGCGTCGCACGCTGCAAATGTCCCTGCGCCACAGGTAGAGCGATCTCCCCGGCTCCTCGAGCTCGACACGGACGCCCCTCGGGTCCACCTGCACTGAGTGGATGCGCCCGCTGCTATCGGTCGTGACGGTCCACTCGAGGACGTCTCCGGGCTGGAGGTCTTCGGCGAGGAGGGTGCGCGATTCGGTGGACATGGGCGGCTCCCAGGGACGGAGGGCTTGGCGCATGAGGGGGTGGAGGTGCGAGTTCAAGGCGCCTTCTCCGCGGGTTCGGACGAGTACCGAGTGGAGAAGCGTTCCAAGTCCATGTTGCGGAGGAGGCCGATGTCGATCTTGTCGATCTGGGACTCCGGGCGTCCCTCGACATTGATCCGCTTCACGATCTTACCTGTCGCGATCTCCACGACCTCAATGCTCCGGATCTTCATCCCCTTCATGGCCCCTCCCGGTCCTTCCACTCCTGGTAACGTCGATCCCCGACCTCGTCGTCCATGCGCTCCTCATCCTCCTCGTCGTCCTCGTACTTCGCCGAGCATGTCGCGCAGCCGCTCCGGTACTTTCCCCCGAGGAGCATGATGGTCTCGTCATCGCCGCAAGACTTCCCGCACTCGAAGCAGGGGACGGCGTCCGGCAGCCGCTCCACCGCGGCGCGCATCAGTGAGACGGCGGCGTGCATGCGGGTGAGGGTGGTCACGGCGTCACCGCCTTCGCCAGCGCGGCGCGGGCGGCGTCCATCTTCGGAAGCTTCACCGTCCCGAGGGCGTCGATGCTCTCGACGAGGGCGGAGAGGGCTTCATAGAGCGGTTTCGCGGCAACGAACAGGCGGGCATTCGCGGTCGCTTCTTCCGGCTTCCCTCTTGGCGCCGGGATGCGGGCCAACACGATGCGGCGACCCCTCGGAGTCACGGTCTCGATCTCGTAGTGGTAGGCATTGGAGTGCTGCCCGTCTCCGATCCGCCACTCGCCAGGCGTCCACTTCGTCTCGGGCGCGCTCACAGGGCCACCCATACCGAGAGGATCGCCATGACGACGAGCCCGCACACGACCGCGATCCTGAAAGCCTGCTCCTCACTCACGAGCCCCGGCTTCCGGTACAGCACCGGCTCCGGCAGCCTCGCGAAGAGCACGTCCATCACCTGCTGCTCGGTGCCGACGATCGTCACGCTGCCGTCCGAGTAGCGGATGACCTGCCTGTCGCCGCGCGACTCCACCGACACGGTCTCTTCGTATGCGCTCATGAGCGAGCCTCCAGGGCGGCAGCAACGGTGGGCCAAGGGATGCGCGCCCGAACGAGGTCCGCACACTCGCGGAGCAGGCGAGTCCGGGCGGCGTCGGCGGCGTAGGCGGCGGCGGCGTCGGCGGCGTCGGCGGCGGCGGCGTCGGCGGCGTCGGCGGCGGCGTCGGCGGCGTAGGCGGCGGCGGCGTCGGCGGCGTCGGCGGCGTAGGCGGCGTCGGCGGCGTCGGCGGCGGCGTCGGCGGCGTAGGCGGCGGCGGCGTCGGCGGCGTCGGCGGCGGCGTCGGCGGCGTAGGCGGCGGCGGCGTCGGCGGCGGCGTCACGCACTTCCGCGAGCGTCACCCCCGCGTCTCCGCGCGCCCAACGCTCCGCAGTCTCGATTGCTCGCAGCGGCCGGTCCTCTCCGGCGCGCACGTGCGGCAGCGCGAGCCGCGCACAGGCGCAGGCGGCGAGGACGACGTCTTGCCGACGCACGTCAGCGCTCGCTGCGAGCCACAGCATCCAATCGCCGCGCTCGCACGCAGCCCAGAGCGTCTCGGGGTCAGGCTGTGTGTTGGCCCATGTGACAGCGTCACGGCAGGCCCCGAGGCGACGGAGGTGACGGTGGAAGGCGGCCATGGTCATGCGCTGCTCCACGCGGACGGATTCCGAGGTCATGGTCCAGTCCTCATGTCGTGATAGATGGCTGGCAGCCCGCAGTGGCGACAGGTGACGGACGAAATGCATCCGTCCTCGGAGCGGTACTCGGGCCCCGTAAAGTCGTGGCCGCAGTCCTTCGTGAAATGCCCCTCGGGCTGGGCGAGGCAATCGAACGGCTCGAGCTTGCAGTGGCCCGGACCTCCGCATCGGTAGCCACAATTGCACCGACAGCCGGCGCGGACGGATTCCGAGGGGGCGGTCACGCGGCCCTCGGTTCCGGCTCCGCGAGGATTTCCTTCTCGGCTGCGAGGTAGCGTCGGAACAGCCGCCCATCGGTGTCGAGATACACGTCCCATGGCGTGTTCCTGTCGATGCGCTGCGAGGCGGCGCGGTAGTCCGCCCACGCCAGCGCGATCGCTGCCCTCTTCTGCTCCTTCGTCATCGGCATTGCGTCCTCCGTCGCTCCGTCAGTTCCCCTTGCTGCGGTTCCCGTCGCACTGGGCGGGTCACAGGGCCTCTTGGTCTCCCCGATGCCGCAGCGGCTACGGACGGCATCCTATGCGAGTGCAAAGACAGTTGCAAGTGCAAAGTGCTCCGCCAGCGTAGGGGCCCTACGCCTGGGGCATCGAAGAGAGGGGAGGAGCTACGGCGAGAGCTTCAGGTCGATGCTCTCGAGCCGCCAGACGACGTACACCGTCAAGGCCGCCAGCCAGGACTCAGGCAGAGAGCGATCAAGGAACCAGTGTAGTGCGGCAAAAAGAGCTACCGCTGCGAAGAAGGGCATGGTTTACCCAGGGACTCGCGGTACCCAGCTAGGTCGATAACGACCCCCCACTGGGTCGCCGTACTATTAGTAACATCACATCTTACGGCCCTCCGCCCCCCGTTCTCCGCCTCCCCGGCTTGGCGGCCGACGGGGAGGCTGGGGCGGGGAGCGATGGTGGCTCTATCCCTGTCTCCAGGTCCTCGGGGTCGTCTTTGGTGATTCTGTTTATCTCGATGTGGAACAACGCGGAGAGCTTCTCGGCTACGTCCCAGCCGGGAGTCCGCTTCCTATTTAGGATATTCGATAGATGTGACGCGGAGATACCGATATAGTCAGCGAACGCCTTATTCTGCGGGTAGCGTCGGGCGTACCTCTTCCGGTAGTACCTGACCCACTCCGCGATCTTGGCGCGGACTGCCTCCTGTTCACGGTTCAGTCGGGACACTGCCCCATGCTGTAGCTCAGTCGGAGTATGCATGTGCGAAACTCGTTGCACGTGCAAATTGCATGTGCTAATCATGGCGTGCGATGACCTTGGACGCCTATCTCCGCGTCAACAGCCTGTCTCAGTCCGAGTTCGCAGCACGCGCCCGCGTCCCCGAATCTCAGGTGTCCCTGTGGCGCCGACGCGAGCGCCGCCCCGATACGGACAACCGCCTTCGGATCCAGAAGGCCACCGATGGCGCCGTCACGATCAACGCTGCGGATTGGCCGAAGCCTAAGCCTGAGCGGCGGCCCCTGCGCCTCGCACGCTCTGTCGCATCGGACCGAGAGTGACATGTCCCGAGGCTACTCATACCCAGAGCGATATCGTCAACCTAGACACACGTTGCGTGAACACGTGTGCGTGGCGAAGCGGCTGGGGGTGAGGACGTGATCCCCGCCTCCCCCGACCTCCAGGCGGCCCAGGCCCTAGCCCTCACGGAAGAGGTCGAGGCCCTGGAAGAGCTGCACCGAGCTCTGGAACGAGTGGGGACGGCCATGGCCCGGCGGGAGTGGATCGACCGGAAGCTCAACCCGCAGTCAAACACAACGAAAGGAGTAATGAATGGAACCGAGATACGACCGAATGGAGACGTACAACATGGCAGCAACGACGGTGGGCGCCCCTCCGAGCGACGCGCAGAGCGCAGCGACGGCATGGTGGACGGCGCGCGACCGCTACCACGAGGCGCTACGGGCACACGGGGAGGCGCAGAAGCAGCTGGAGGCGGCGCGGCAAGAGGAGCAGAAGGCGTGGATCGCGTTGGAGCACGTGGCGAAGCAGGACGCCAAGATCGGGACGGCGACGGCGACACAGATCCCGCAGATCCCGGACCCGTTCCGCAGGTTTTAGCCGCTCCGGTGCTGGCGGGGAGGACGCGGCCCTCGCTCCCCTCTCTCGACGGGAGGGAGAAGTGAACGAGCAGCTTCAACTCCCGGCGCAGTATGTGGCCTTTTCGGGTGGCAAGGACTCGACTGCCATGGCGTATCGGATGGCGGAGATGAAAGAGGCGTTCGCGTTGCTCTATACGCCGACGGGCAACGAGCTGCCTGAGTTGGACGCGCACATCCGGCGCGTCGTTGCGGACCTCGGCGTTCCTCTCGCGACTCCCCGCAACCACGACCTGGAGTTTTGGATCCGTGAGTATGAGGCGCTTCCGAATAATCGACAGCGCTGGTGTACGCGCCAGCTCAAGGTCGAGGTCTGCGCGGCATACCTCAGCCTACGGCCCGGCTCGACGCTATGTGTGGGCCTCCGCGCCGACGAGATGGAGCGCAAGGGCGCAGCGTACTCCGGGATCACCTACCGCTGCCCCATGCAGGAGTGGGGCTGGAAGCTTGCAGACGTGACCGACTACCTTGCGGCCAAGGGCATCACCGTCCCTCGCCGCACTGATTGCGCCTGGTGCTACGACCAGCGCCTCGGGGAATGGTGGCGTCTTTGGAAAAACCACCCAGACGTATGGCGTCGCGGCGAAAGCCTCGAGGCAGAGATCTCCCTGGCGCGAGGCGAGCGCCGCTCCTTCCGCTCCCCTAGCCGCGACACATGGCCTGCCCCACTCATTGATCTTCGCCGTCGCTTTGAGGCCGGCGAGCGCCCCCGTGGTTCTGATGATGCCGATGCCGAAACGACCCGCTGCCGGGAGTGCACCCTGTGACCTCCTCTCTCTCGCCCGCGGGCTCCCCGGGGGATCGATGATCCTCACAGCCTTGCCCGAACTTGACAGCGACGAGCGGCGCCTACTGCTTCGGATAGTCGAGGAAGCGCTCCTTAATAGTCGGCTCAGCCTCCACGGGATGAACTCGCGCTGGACGTTCTATGGTCCCGTCCAGTTCGAGATCCGTACGCTTGAAAAGATCCGCGAGGTGCTCCTGTGACCGTCGCGGGCTCCCGGGGGACGCGCCCGTGACGCGCGGCGTTTCGGGGGTGAGGGATGACACGGCGAGGCAAAATACGCGCAATAAGGGAGGCAAAGAAGTGACGAAACTAGCAAGGCGATCGCGACTCGAAGTGACGGTCCCATCTCCGGCAGACGTCCTCGCCATGGCGCGCCAGGTGGCAGCCGACTGTGAAGATCCACTCATTTTGAAGGAGGCGCGGGATCAAACCAAACACATCGCCGAATGGTATCATGAGCGCGGTGCGAAACTTGAGGCACAGAATCAGATCGCGGAAGGTCGACTGCGTCTGGAACGCAAACTTGGGGCCGTCTGTCGGGACATGGAGAAGAACGTCGGAGGACGTCCACCCAAAGTGGAAACCGATGATCTCGTAGCATCGGTTTCCACTTTGGGTGACGTTGGCATCACGGGCCGCCAATCCTCTATCTGGCAGAAGGTCGCCAAACTACAGCAAAAACTCTTCGATGATCGCGTAGCGGAAGCCCAGGAGAATGGTCTAGAACTCACGACAACCTACGTGCTGCGGGGCAAGGAGCCCGGCCAACCCATCAACTGGGCTAGCGAGTCTGTCGAATGGTACACACCCAAGGAGTACATCGAGGCGGCTAGATCTGCGCTTGGCGCCATCGATCTCGATCCAGCCAGCAATAAGCACGCGAACAAGACCGTTCGGGCTGCAAAGTTTTTCGCGCGCGAAGACAATGGCCTTGAACAGCCCTGGCCCGGCCGTGTGTGGCTGAATCCGCCCTATGGTGAAGAGGGAACGGATCGATGGGTGATCAAACTCATTGAGGAATACACAGCCGGCAGGACAGCGGCCGCCATTCTACTCGTCAATGCCGTGACCGATCGAAAGTGGTTTGCGCCGCTCTTCGAGCAGGCCATCTGTTTCACAGATCACCGCATCGAATTTTACACACCTGAAGGCGAGCCCCAGTCACCCGTCAGCGGCAATGCTTTCGTCTACTTTGGTTCGGAACGTAAGGCCTTCAAGGAACACTTCACGAAATTCGGTGCGGTGGTGGTGCGCCTATGAGAAGCAAGGACAAGATCGACGTCAGGGTGGAGTGGATAGACGTCGGCGATGGCGAGAAGAAGCTTTGGGCAATTGTCCGCGACACAAGAACAGGCAAAGACGTTCTCGTGCCATCGTTCGAGGATCTGTTCCGGATACTTCTCGCGATCGTCTACTGCGAAAACAGGAAGTATCAGACACTGCCCTGGCCCGCCTCAGACATGGTGAAGCGTTTTCTGGTGCGGTGCATTCAAGAGGCCCAGGCAGGAGACCTGCCGCTGCCGGCGGAAGCCTATGAAGCGGCATGGGTCCGACTCGACGCTGAGTTCAAAATCTCGGCGGCGCGGACGTCATCCATCGAGAACGCTCAAATTATCTGCGGCCCGGGTTGCATGTGCGAGTTGTGCAAGGAATGGCCAATCGCGAGGACGTGAAATGACGATGCGCTGGGAGGACGAGAGGTACGTCCGGATCTACACGCGCGACACCGTCGACTGGCTCGGCCTGTCGTTTCTCGCGCAAGGCCTCTTCTGCCTCCTCCTCCGCAAGGTGGACCGCGCCGGGATCCTGCCGCTCGGGAAGCACGGAAAGAAGTCGGTAGCCGTCGCCATCGGGCACGGCCACCAGTGGGGAATGCTTGCCGAGCCGCTCGAGGAACTCCTCCACGACGGGTGCGTGCGGATCGACGAGGACCATCTCCTCGTCCCCAACTTCATCGAGGCCCAGGAGGCGATCCAATCCGACGCCGCGCGCAAGAGGGCGCAGCGGGAGAGGGCGCGGGCGAGCGTCACAAAATGTGACGGGGGTGGGACAACGGGTGGGGGGCCGCGTGACATTGAGTCACGTAACGGGACGGAGAGTCACAAAACCGGGACAGAATGTCACGCGGTCACGGACGCTGTCCCAAGTGTCACGCCAGCGGTCACCCCTAGCCAGCCTAGCCGTGCCGTGCCGTACCGTGCCGAACCTAGCCAGCCAGCCAACGGGCAGGCTGGCGACGAATGGCTTGGTAGCTTCCGGCAGAAGCTAGCCGCCCGCCTCAGCCTCGACGCCATCGACATCGGCAAGGACCGGAAGGCGGTGCTGGACCTCTTCCGCTCCCAGCTCGCTTCAGTGGGCGAGGAACAACTCCTCACCGAGTGCTGCGACCTCGCCGCGAAGTCGACGTCAGGCACTCCCTCGTCGCTAGCGTTTTTCGTGAAGTGGCTTCAGCGGCTACCGGTATCGGAGGCGAGGCCCCAGTGACCCGCGAAGAGCTCGACGCCCGCATGGCGAAGTCAGCGGAAGACGTGAAGCGGATCCGCGAGGAGTGGGAGAAGGCGGCCGCGGCCGGAGACGTGAAGGCGAAGCAATGCCTCCGGGAATGCTTTGGGCCGCCAGCGATCAGGCAACTCGTGAACGTTCCGACCGTGGTCGTGCCAACCACGTTATCAGCAGCTTCATCAGCGGCGGAAAGCGCAGCAGTCATACCGCCAATGCACTGGAGCGAACACGAGCTCGACGAGGAGGGGTGATGGATCTCGAGGCGTTGGCGTGCGTGAGAGCCGAGGAGCAGCTCGAGGCTGGAGCCTGGAAACGGCGGGAGCGCGACGAGACACCCTGCCCAATCCTGCTCTCATGCGCTGTGCCCGGTTGCGATGGGCCGGTGTTCGGCGGGACGAGGCGCAGGATCTGCGAACAATGCGCGGCGAAGGGCCTTGTCGCTCCGCCGTGTCTCGGATGCGGCGGGCCGTTGCGCCGGAAGGACCAGACGCTCAACACGAAGGAGCGCCGCGGTTACTGCCAGACGTGCCGCGCCGACATGTGTAGCACCAAGAACGACGAGGCGTTCCGGGTTACTCGGCGCTTGGCGGAGCGGAGGCGGAGGGCCTCGAGGGCGGAGGTCGAGAGCGCCCGCCGTCGTCTCGCCGTGAGGGGGATTGCCGTATGAGGCGCGCCCTACGGGTCCTGTCCGCGCCGGTCCGCTTCGCCGTGGCCTTTGGTTACGGAGGGTACGTGTTCGCAGAGATCATGTGGTCGCTGGCGATGCTGACGCTATTCCCGCCGAAGGAGAGGCGATGAGTCCAGAAGAGAGAGCGCATCGGTTAGCGAAGGCGCTGGCCCATGACTGGCAGGCTATCGGCGAAGTGGACGCCTCGCTGCTCGTCGATGCCATCGGCGCCGCCGAGCAGGATGCCGCGGCGGACCTGGAGTTCTACCGAGAACGCGAGAAGCACATCGCGAAGCTACTCGGGGTAGCAGACGGAGGTCAGTACCGGGCCGATTGGGACGGAGCGGTCGAGCGGCTCAAGCGCGAGGCCGCGGACGAAGCGCTGGAGAGGGCGGGGGAAGCCTGCGACCGGATCTATTTACCCACCGCGGCCAACGTGGTGCGCTCCCTCAAGTCCCGGTCCCCGTCGAGCACGGAGGGGCGATGAGCGACGGGACCAAACGCAACTCTACCAGCCGTCCGGTTCGATCGAACGGCTGGAGTTCTCGTCATGTCGGTCGCCGTGACGCTGTCGAGCCCTCCGTCGTCGAGGCATTCGAGGCGGGCGGCGCGACCGTCGAGCGCCTTCCGGGAGGCGGGGGTCGTCCGGATCTCGCCGTCGGCTTTCTTGGCCTCACTCATTTCGTCGAGGTCAAGTGCGACCGGCAGGGATTGAGTTCGGCGCAGGTTGAGTGGTCTCGGACCTGGGCAGGAGAGCCTCCCAGAATCGCCAGGACGCCCGCACAGGCTCGCAAGCTCCTCCGCCAATGGAGAGACGGCGCCCCCACCCTAACTCACGTCCTAAGGGCAGCGGCTGCGTCCAGTGGGTATGTCCCGGATCAGGAGGACAGTGCATGAAGCTCGCCCCCGGCACCCTCCACGTCCGCAAGCACCACAAGGTGAACCGGCAACTCTGGGTCTGCGTCGGGTGCGGGAAGACGAGAGCTCACGCCAGGCGCACCTACTGTGAGGTCTGCAAGGAGCGGCTGGCCGGCGGGGGGTCCGTGGATGTGGACGACTTCCCGACGTGGCGGGAGCTCTTGAGGCTACGGAGGGTGTTAAGGTGCCTTCCGTGACAGAAATAGGGAGATGGTCGGCAAGGCTAGCCCGTGCCCAAGAGCGGAAGGCGTCGTCCCCGTGGGCGACGCGTGTGCTGGAATACTTGTCCGTCACTGAGCGGGGTCATGGGCGTATTTTGGGAAGAACCGGTTGGTCGCGCGCATCCGAGGCCGCCCTGTCACGATCCTTATGGGCGTTCGATGCGCGCCAAAGAGGGTTGACGCTTCGCAGTATTGGTGTCGCCCTTGGTGTTGGAGTGCAGAGAGCGTCCGTAATCACCGAGCGAGGCAGGCTATTTGTAAGTAGCCTTGATGGCGGCTAGCGCGCCCCCCATCTGCCACGCGTAATGCTGGCAGGTGCTGCCATCGGGGAAAGGGGTCCGGGTAGCCCGGTACTCGAAGCGCCCGACTACACGGGCTCCTCGAGGCTCGCGCGCCGCTGAGGCTCTCCTCTCCGAAGCGGAAGTCCTAGAGCAGCTCCGGCTCGACCCTGACGCGCTCGCCGCTCTCCGCGCTTGTTGCAGCCTCAGCCCGCCGCGCAACGCGGCGGCGATCGTCTCGGCCATTCGGGCGCGGCTGGAGTTTTCGCAGCCGAAGCCGACGCAGCGGTCTGAGGTTGAGGTCTCCGGCAAGATCGAGGTGGTCAACCCCTACGCGAAGCCGGGGGCCGAGTGATCACGCTCCCCTTCACGCCCTGGGCGCACCAGCGCGACGCGCACGAGAAGCGCAAGCGGTTCACGGTGCTTGTGTGGCACCGTCGCGCCGGCAAGACGGTCTTTGCCGTCCTCGAGGCGATCCTCGCGGCGCTGGACAGCAGGGTAGACCGAGCCCGGTTCGCCTACGTCGCGCCTTTCTATCGGCAGGCCAAGGCGGTGGCCTGGGAGTACCTGAAGCACTACGCGCGGCCGGTCCCTGGCACGGAGATTCTAGAAGCGGAGCTCACGGTCAGGTTCGCGAACGGGGCGAGTGTTCGTCTCTTCGGCGCCGACAACCCCGATTCTCTTCGAGGGCTGTATTTCGATGGCGTCGTCCTCGATGAAGTGGCGGACATGCGCTCTGAAGTATGGGGCGAGATCATCCGTCCGGCGCTGACGGACAGGCAAGGCTGGGCGCTCTTCATTGGCACGCCCAAGGGCATCAACCTCTTCTCGGACCTGTATCAGCGGGCCTCAGTGGACGAGGGCTGGTACTCCGATCTGCGCCGCGCTTCGGACACGGGTTCGATTCCCATCGAGGAGCTCGAGCGCGCCCGCCGTGAGATGTCTCCTGCTCAGTACGCACAGGAGATGGACTGCGACTTCTCCGCGGCCGTCGTCAACGCCCTTGTGCCGCTTGAACTGGCCCTGGCCGCTACGAAGCGGGACGTCAATGCAGCGGTGATCATCCAGGCGCCGAAGGTGATGGGCGTGGACGTGGCGCGCTACGGCGACGACCGCAGCGTCATCGCCAAGCGCCAGGGCCAGGTCGCCTTCCAACTCCAGACCTGTCGCAACCTCGACACGATGGAGTTTGCCGGGCAGGTGGCGCGTGTCGCGACCGAGTGGAAGCCGGACGCGATCTTCGTGGACGAGGGCGGCATCGGCGCTGGCGTCTACGACCGGCTGGCCCAACTTGGCTATCCCGTCCTTGCGGTCTCCTTCGGCTCCAAGGCCATCGACGACCGCTACGAGAACAAACGGATGGAGATGTGGGCGCTCATGGCCGAATGGCTGCGCCTCGGATGCCTGCCGGATGATCACGAGCTCGTCCGAGAGCTAACCGCGCCCACATTCTCCTATGCCAACGCGCGGGGACGTCAGCAGCTCGAGTCGAAGGACGACCTACGCGAGCGGCTGAAGTGTAGCCCGGACAAGGCCGATGCGTTGGCCCTGACCTTCGCGTCGCCGGTGTCTCCCGCTCCCCGCGACGACTGGGGCATGCCAATGCAGCGGCAGACCCGCCACGAGAAGACCTGGCAGGAGGCGCGGTGATGATGGAAGTCATTCCACTCAAAGATCAGAACGGGCGCACTCGCTACTGGGCTGAGGATAGGGCGCTGAAATGCAGCGCGTGCGGCCGCATCCCGGCGATCGTGGGGCTGACCGAGACTGAGGCTAGAGATAACTTTCGTCGCTGGCTTCCATTGACGCATTGCCAGCACGGAGAGGACCTATGAAGCCCAAACTCGGTAGCGGCGCTCGCTTCGCAGCCCTCAAGTCGAAGCTCGGCAAGCGCAAGGGTGTCACCAATCCGGCGGCACTCGCCGCCTTTATTGGACGTAAGAAGTACGGGGCCAAGAAGATGGCCGCCATGGCAGCCAAGGGGAGGAAGTGAACATGACGCTCGAGGAGAAGCTTCTCACGGCTCTACAGGTCGCGGGCACCATCGTCATCTCGGAAAACCAAGATGTTGTGTGCTCAATCAAGATCGCCGACTTCACAGAACACCACACCGCGACAGGCGCGACACCCGAGAAGGCGTTGACGAGCTTTCTTGGATTGGTCCGCTCCGATCTCGTCAAGCTTGCCGAACATCACGAAGCGAAGGCCATCGCCCACTCGGAAGACGCTGCCAAGGCCAAGCACCGGGCAGCGCAGATCGAGAAGTGAAAGGAGAAGGCAATGGCGTCTCGACATTTCCCGCATCGCCCGGCCGGCGGCACGGAGAGTTCCAGGTTGTCTCCGATGGCCAAGTCGGGCCAGCGCTCCGGTAATCAGGGCGTGTCCCCCAGCGCAAGTCGGATGATGTCAAAGCAGGAGATCGCTTCGGCCTGCACGCCGGCCGGCACCGCAGGCGGGCCGATGCACGCCGAATCGACCGGCAAGGCCGGGACCGAGTCGACGGAAGCGGACTAGATGGCTGACCTCTCGCCAGCGATCAGGCAGTTCCTCGACGCGGTGGCTCCGGGCGCGTTCCCGAAGCCTCCGGGCCCAGGTCCTGATCTCACTGACGAGGCGATCATCCAGCGGCAACTCCAACAGAAACAGCGGCTAGCCTCCATGCAGGGCCGCAGCGCGACGTTCCTGACCGGACCGATGGGACTGGGCGGGCCGAGTTCGGAGCTCGCTACGGCTTTCCTGCGAGCGAAGCTTGACGAGAACCCGCTCGGCAACCTGCCGACCACGGATAAGACGACGCTCTCGCCTCCGCCTCCCGGCTTTGCCCCTCGTCCTAAGGTGCCGCCGGGAACGCCGCCCGGTCAATCCGTCCCCGCCGGCAGCTTCGGTGCCATGGGCTCGCTCTGGAAGGGCATCTAATGGCGAACGAAGCCACAAGCGCGCCCTACGAGAGCGTCCGGCAGCGCGTGTTGCGCTTCTGGCGCGGCATGAAGGCGGAGCGCGACTTCTATCTGCCGACCTGGCGTGACATCGCCTCGTACGTGCTGCCCCAGGCCGCCCGCTTCATGCCCGGCGACACCAGGGCGAACGACACGCGTCGCGGCCAATCGCAGATGGACCTCATCCTGAACAACGCGGCTGGGCACTCGCTCGAGACCGGCTCGGCCGGCATGGCGTCGTCGCTCACCAATCCGGCGCGACCTTGGTTCCGCATCACGACCGCGGATCCAATGCTGGCCGAGTCCTACTCGGTGCGCGGCTACTGCTTCCAGGTCGAGCGGCTCGTTCAGTGGGTCTTTGCGCGCTCCAACATCCACGGTGTCCTCGTGTCCCTCTACCGGAACGCAATGGCGTTCGGCACGGCGCCGATGTGGATCGACGAGGACGAGAAGGAAGTCATCCGGGCCTACACGCTCCCTATCGGCCAATTCGCCCTCGCGGCCAGCTACCAAGGCCGCATCGACACGGTGGCACGCGAATTCCCGATGACCGTGCGCCAACTCCTCCAACGCTTCGGTGAAGACAACGAGGGGTTTTCGACCGGGACGAAGCGTCTCATCGAGCGGAGGGAATGGAATCAGCAAGTTCCCGGCGGCGTGCTGCACATCGTCTGTCCAAACGAAGACCTCGATGCCGGCGCTCTCGATGGCCGGCAGATGAAGTCCCAATCCATCTGGATGGAGCTCGGGGCTGAGGACAACGTCCCGCCGCTCAAGGTCTCCGGGTACCGCGAGTTCCCGGTCATGACGGCGCGCTGGGAAGTGAACGGGACCGACGACGTGTACGGGACCGGGCCAGTTCATCGCGCCCTGCCCGACATCAAACAGTTGCAGCACACCGAGGAGCAGAAGTTGAACCTTCTCGACAAACTCGTCTCGCCGCCCCTGAACTACGCCGGCAGCCTGCGCGGCGACTTCCCCAGCATCATGGCTGGCGCGCTCAACGTCGTGCCCGGCGACGGAAGCGGCAAAGTCGAGCCCACCTACGCCCCCGACGTGAAGGGCTACGAACTCGCGGCCGGCCAATGCGAGGTGCTCGAACAGCGCATCCGCAAGGCCCTCCATGAAGACCTGTGGCGGATGCTGACGGACCTGTCGGCGGACAACCGGCCGGCGGGCATGACCGCGACCGAGGTGGTCGAGCGCCACGAGGAGAAGTTGATCCTCCTCGGACCAGTCGTCGACCGCTTCCACAACGAAGTGCTGTCGCCGCTCATTAAGCGGACCGTGTCGGTGCTGGCCGAGCGGCGGATGCTCCCTCCACCTCCCGACGAGCTCGTGCAGGCCCTCATGCGCGGTGAGGACGTGCGCATTGAGTACATTTCCACCCTCGCTCAGGCGCAACGCATCCTCGGTATCGGTAGTCTCGAGCGCTTCGGCTCCATCGTCCGCCAGATCGCCGAGACCGATCCGACCGGCGCGGTCATGGACAAGGTCGACCGCGACGAGGTCATCGACCAGGCCGCGGACATGCTCGGCATTCCGCCCAACATCGTCCGTGCCGACGATGCCGTAGCCGAGATGCGGATCTCTCGCGCTCGCAACGCCGCGGCTCAGCAGCAGATGCAATGGACCACTGCGGCCGCTCAGCAAGCGGCGGCGCTCGCCAAGACGCCAATGTCCGGAGATACGGCGCTGTCTCGGCTCCTGGCCGCGCAAGGCCCGAGTGCCACGAGCGCGACCCTGCCGCCGCAGACGCTCGGTGGAGGCGGCCCGTGAACGGCTACGCGCCCACCAATTGCGTCGGTATGTGCCAGC